TTTCACTACTTCTTATATGCTTGTAAGTACATAATTTTTGCAGTCATGACACAAGAAAAGCTCCCTCACAGGAAGGAGCTTTGTCTACAGTCTGAGACCCCATAAAAAGGGGTCTTTTCTATGCCATTCTTTTATTCGACGAAATTCGTCGAAAGAAATATTTAAGGGATTATTTTTCCCCTAAAACACATTTTACTGGTATTCTGATTTTGTTAAGCGACACGTTGTCGCTCAATTATTCTATTGTATGTTAAACATACGAAGCAAATCTCAATGTGAATGTCGGTCACATTGCCATTCCAACAATACCTCTTATCAGTTCATCAGCCAGCGCAAACACTTCTCTGCCGTAGGTTGCCAAAAAATCAGCAACAATCTCTTCTGTCTGAATATCCATAGTCAGATTGTAGGATAGGCAGAACGCATGGCACAATTCATGGCACAGCACACGGTCATAGAAATTACCGTGAATCATATTTGATATGTAAATATCTCTTGTGTTCTTGTCTGTCATGCCAAACGTATATGTACCATCAGAACGCATCAGCATAGGGCTGTGACTGCCTACGAGCCTTAAATTCCAGTCCATTCCATTTATCGTGAACAACTTACCACCTCCAACATAAAAGGGGCTAAATAAGCCCCTTAAGTGTTTTAACCGATTTTTGTAACCAGTGCAGACAGCTTGTTCCGCAGTACCGTCTTTTCTTCCGGTGTTGCATCGTTGATGATCTCCGTCATGTCGTTTGCAAGTTCGGTCATGTAGGTGTTCAGGTCACGGACTTTAGCTTCCTTGTCCTGCTGTGTATTAGCCTTATGCAGTTCCTTATTTTCCATGTAGGTTCTGCGGCTCATTCCACTTCTTCCCTCTCTTGCATCACGCATACCGGATGAAGAAGTTTCCGTGTAGTACATACGCCCCATGTCTCTGTCCATGTCACGGTGATACATTTCCGGGGTCATATGGTAATAGGGTGGCTCTTCATAACCTCTGCGGTAGGTTCCACGACCTTTAGGTGCAAATCTGCCGTCAGCATAGCGGTAATGGTCATAGTACCGTCTGCCACCGTCACCGTAACGATCAAACATTTCCACGACTTCTTCCGGATCATATTCCTGCATGGTTTTTGTCAGCTCACGGTAGTACATGGCTTCTGACAAATCTTTCATCATATCAACGACTTTTCCCATTTCGCAAGTATCTACTTTGTCAATTCCTTTGTCAAACTGCGCTTTAGCGCATTCAGAAAGTTTTTCAATCATTTCATGCATTCTTTTAACATCCATGATTTTCACCTCCTACGCTTCACGAACGGCAATTAAATTACTGTTCTGTACCTCAATAGCCTGTGTGGAAGTGTTCTGAACCGCTACCGTACTGCAGCATCCACGAGGGACATCAATGTAAGCCTGCGCAGAAACATTGAAGAAATTCTCTACTGCTGCCGGAGTTACAATCATTCTTGTGGACTGCAAAGGTTCTCCGTCTACCGCCAGCGCAAGAGAGATTTCCCCAACAGTTCCACCCGTGGGAATCTGAATGTTGCCGGAATAACTTACAAGGAATCTTGCACGACACTGATTAGTGATACCTCTTAACTTCACAATTCCGGATCCCTCTCTATGATTGATACAGTTACTTCCATTTACGGCAGTTTCGGTAAAAGCAACGTCTGCTCCTGCTGCCACAGTCTGTAATGCTACTGCTGTATATTCAGCCATAATAAATACCTCTCTTTCAAAATCAAAGGGGCAAACCATATAGTCTGCCCCATGTTGTCAGTAATTCTGCATAGCAGACATAACCTTAAGGTTAAGTTACTCGATATGCAGTTTTAGCATCCGCAACCAGTGTTACATCCGCATCCACATCCGTAATATACGTTAGGGTTGGGAACCTGGTATGCAGGAATGGGCGTAGGGTTCACAGCGTTAATGATCTGCTGTGTCTGTGCACTCATGGCAGTAGTCAAAAGAGCATTCTGACGATCCTGAGAAGCGGCTCTGCGCAGATCGTTGTTCTCTGCCTGCAGAGTAGCGATCTTATCTTGGCATAAGTAGTCAAGGATTGCTCTTGTACCGGCATTCTGGCTGTCGATAATATCACGAGTGTTGTTATTCATGGTGTTCTGCAATGCGCAAGTATTCGTTGCCATATTGTAGTTTACACCCTGGATAGCTTCACGTGTATCGCAGCAACACTGTGCTAACTGTGCCTGTAAAGCGTTAGCATTCTGCATTCCTGCTACGGTGTCTGCATTGATAGCCTGTTGGATGCCATAGCCAGTCTGTAAAATGTTGGTATTTACGCCATTAAATCCGGTAAGCATACCGTTGTTTACAGCGTAGAATCCGTCACACAGACCGTTGTTGATTCCGTCCAGTTTACCGATGATAGACTGGGTGTCGAACCCTCTTTGCAATGCAGAATCAGTGTAGTAACTGGAATTAGAGCCATTACCGCCCCATCCATTACCGCCCCAACCGCCAAAAGCAAAGAAAAGGACGAAAATAATAATCCACCAGGCACCGTCGTCACCCCATGCACCGTTGTTTCCATATCCGCTGTTGGCAGGCATAACAGGCATGGTAAAGGGAGTATTGTTACTCTCAAACATAATTTTTACCTCCATATAAGATTTTTTATACTTAATCTTGCAAGAATTTAGTATCTACTTCATAGGAAATTGACGCTTGAATTTTTCAAATTCAGAATCAAAATCTACGCCACGTTCCTTAGCAATATTTCTGCCAAAATTTTCAACACCTGATATGTCACCTTTTTGCGCCATTCCCATTACATTTCTAATCATGGGGTTTTGCATCATCTGACTATTTCCCATAATCCCTTGAATTATTTGTTGTGGATTTCCCATCCCTTTGAGCATCTGCATAGGATTCATCATATTCATTCTGCATCATCCTTTCTTTGCGATTGTGAAGTTTTTCTTTGCGTTTGCGCAGTTTTCAACTGCTCAATCTTTTGCTCCAGTTCATCGAAACGCTTCATAAATACCGCTGTGGCTTCGTCTGATAGGTCAAATTTCGCTTTTTCTGTGTCTGACGGTAAATTGTTAGGGTCTGCATCTAAAACAGGCTTGTAGAACCTTGTATAGATTTTTCCATCTGCTCCCCAGGATTTAGCATAGATCTCCGACAGGTCCTGCTTGGGGAAGAAAGCTGTGTTTCCATCCATAGGAACCTCATTCGGGGCTATGCACTCTTGCGCCGGTACAATACGACCGTACATCTGTACTGCGTTTTGCTGTGGCTGTTGCATAAACTGCTGTGGCTGGAACTGTTCCTGCTGTGGCATAAACTGTCCGTACATAGGTGTTCTATACTGCGGATTGAAATAGTTCGGATTCATAATCGGCTGTGGCATGGCTATTCTCCCTTTCTTCCATTGATTCTATCTGTTTCGCAATTTCAACTTCATCAAGTGTCTGATATGTCGGCTTGTTCATAAGTCCCAACGGACTGAAATTCATAAGCATTACCCGTTTCTCCTAAAACTTCCTCGATCACATGAACCATGATTGATTGATACTTAATCGGCACTTCCCTTGTACGTTCTTTGCTGAATATATGTTCCAGTGTTTCATCAGAAAATTTGAATTTTCCCATAAGGTCATCCCTCCTTATGCTTAAATTTTGGCATAAAAAAAGTCGCATATAGTGACACATATACGACACTTTTGCGACAAGCAAAAAAATATGCAGTTTTAAAAGTATGATAAATACGGCATTAGCACATCCTATTGCCACTCCGATAACAATAGGTTCTGCTAAAAATTCTTTAATTGAATTTCAACATCACCATTGACAATCACAATCCTTGATATTATGCTTTTTAATATATTGTTTTTCTCTTTCTTGTCGATATGCGCCCACACATCGGCAAGTTTTTTTATGTTCTCGTAAACAACTTCTTTCTTCTGACTGTTTCTTTCGTTTTTTTCTTCCTCAGTTATCTTTACTTTCATTTCAGAAATGATTTTTTCAGTGTTCTTAATCATTTCTAAAACTGTGTCATTTCCATCGGAATAAAGAACATATAGCCTTTTTAATTTCACCTGTTCTTTTTCAAATTGTGACTGCATTATTTCAAGTTTGCTTTGCTTTTCAATAGGCTTACACTCTGAAAGATTTAAGGATATTTTCAAAATTTCACTTTCTACCTGTTTTTCAATATCAGCAGCCCATTCCAAAGAATTGTTACAGTCTGGATTGAAATTAGGCAAATACTTCATTGCTTTATCACGAGAACAGCAATATATTTTATGCTTTCCGTGCGTCCACTTCTGATATCGCATCTTGCATCCACACACACCACAATAGCACAATCCTGTTAACAAGTTAGCATCCGTATGACAAGCAGTTTTGTTTTTCCTACGTGATTTTCTGATTTCCTGTGCAAGTTCAAACCTTTCTTTATCAAAAATAGGTTCATGAAGTCCTTGATATACATTCCCTTTATATGGGATCATACCTATATTGACAACTCCGGTAAGCACATTCCTGACAAGTACCTCACTGTGAAATCCTAATGATTCCTTGATATATAAATCAGAATAACCACCAATAAACATATCAAGTGCTCTGTTTGCTTGTTCCTTACGTTCTGGTATAGGAATGAGTATTCCTTTCTCCTTGCTATAATTATAGCAATACGGAGTATTAGCACCACCAATCCAGTAACCTTGTTTGATTCGCTCCAACATACCGCCACGCATACGAAGCATCATAGTATTTTTGTCAAGTTGTGCAAAAACAGCCATCATCTGTGTGTATGCCTGCTCCATAGGACTGTCATAACTTACACTGTCATGGACACATTTGAATAACACTTGGTTTGGTTGAAAAACTCTTTCAATTATGTACAAACCATCGATCATACTTCTTGAAAGCCTGTCTAATTTGAACGCAACAACACATTTAACACGTTTTTTTATGCAGTCGTTAATAAGTCTTTGCAGTTCCGGTCTATCCATATTTGCTCCGGTATATCCATCATCAACATACCAGTCAGATACAACCAGTTCATTTTTCCGGCAAAAAAGCTCTATGTCTCTTTTTTGACTATCAAGACCGTTGCCTTCTTCTGCCTGTTTTTCCGTGGAAACACGCATATATGCGACACATTCCATTTTTTCTTTACACTCCTTTCAATATATAAAGAATGTGCCGTATTTATCATACATACGACACATTCTAAAGCCTTTTTACAATGGTGTCAACAGCATATGGATGCTATAATCTCAATAATTTCTTTTGGCAGAGAAACATCTTCAATATCAACATCTTTGCCGTCTTGTGTAACTCTAACCATTTTTTACCTCCAGTCTGTTTATTTTTTCATAAACCTTTTTCGATATTCTGTTGACCGTTCTTTCACATACATTAATTTTTTGTGCTGTTTCTGTAATAGTTTTTCCGCAAGAAAGCATTTTAAACACTTTCTCTTCCTCTTCCGTGAAATTGGCGTTCCGGAAGATTTCTTCAAGTTCTGGCTTAGTCAGTTTTGACAACTTCATAAGCCATTATCCTTCACTAAATTATAGATTCTATTTCATCCAGGCAAGCATTACAACCGTCCATCGTTCCTCTGACATAATCCTTTCCGAGGTCATCGGCATCCGTCATCTCTGTCTCACGTTCCGGCAGCTCCCTGAGTGGACATTTATCATGCCGTTTCTTTGTAAATGTGTTCTGTGACAGCATTGATGCTCCATTATTGAGGACATTCATAAGCTGACATTTTTTGATTCCTTGAAATTCATACAGAAACTTACATTTGCTACATGATTCCGGCATATCCATCACTAATACTGCTTTAGCCATATAATTCTTCCTTTCTTCACTAAATTTTAGTTTAGTTCAAGCTAATGACCACTCCTTAGCATATAAAATAGCATCTCTGTTATGGATCTTTTTCGCTCTCCCTGTCTGCATGGTATTATTATTTCAAGCTTCCACCCCGTATTTGTATCCAGTGGCGTAGGATTCTCGTATTCATCCGCAGGATCTCTATATTCCGGTATTGCAACCATTATCCCGTAGTATAGTGAAGAGTTTGGACTGCATTCTCGAATATGCTTAGCCAGCTTTCCGTTTCTTAAATCCTCTTGGATGTTTTTGTAGCAATCCATAGTAGTAACTATATAATTCTTTTCTCCCAAGAAGTTCAGTCCATTTCCACTAAATACATCCTCTTTGCAGCTCTTGATTTCATAGCAAGTGAATATCCCTTTTTCTATCGCACTGATTGCAGTTACTCCAGCAGGTTCAAATTGCATGAAATCAACTCTTTTAACATCACTTGTTCCGTAGTCTATGCTCACTTCGCTTGCGTAATACTTTCCTCTTTTACAAAGCCGATCAGTGACCAACAGATCTCCCAGGAATCTTGTTATTTCTCCTCGTTTCATTATTCCTCCACTAAATCCTAAATATTTTTCTAAAGATATTCTTTTTTGGCTTAATCACCTCGAAACTCTTTTCTTTCCAGTCGAAGACATAATCCAGGTTGTATGAACTGAAACCAATATTGTAATGTCGCTTTCCTACCTCTCTGTATTTTATTTCAAAATAAGGTTTTTCTTTTTTCCCAGTGACAATTATCTCGATTTCGCTTACTTTTATTTTTTCCATATTCCGCTCCTTTGCTAAATCCTAATTTAACTTATTTAAAACAACTCAAATAGTAACTCAAATTTTTAATTAATTTTTTCACTTTTTAACTCAAAATTTGAGCTATTGAGCGGGAACTCAAATTTTTAGTTCCTGATTTCACTTACTACGCAAACCGAAGTTGCCCGGTCTGCTCTGCTTCTATTCTCATGTTCGGTGTACGCTCTCCTATTCGGAGATCACTGCAGTTTGCAGATACCAGTGCTTCTGCCATAACCGGCACTACGCTGTTACCTATCCTTGCCACTCGCTCCACAATAGGATATGTTTTTCCTGCAATATCCCTATCAATGATATAATCATCGGGAAATCCCTGCATCAGCTTCAATTCTTCCGGCTTCAGCATCCGCAGAAAAATGTCTTTTATAACATATTGCTCTCCATCAATCTCAATCAGAACATTCACCAGTCCGAACCGATCCTTTGTGGTAATGGTCCCAAGCGGCTTATCCAATGTCTGACCACAACCGGTTCCGTAATATTTGACCATAAACGCAGATACAAGTCCGAAATGTCCAGGGGAAGTGGTGATCGTATGCAGTGGCTCGTCACACCCCTGCCCGATCCCGGTCTTATAAAACTTTGTGACAAATGCGGTTACCAATCCGTACCGGTTGCTGGTATCAATAGTCTTGATAGGATCCGTAAGGAACTGTCCCCGGGAATCCCCCTGCCTGGTTTCACCGTGATACTGGATGATAAATGCCAGTGCATCCTTACTTTTGACGATATACGGATGTGGATTATCAATAATATACTTCCTCACACCATTACCGATTCTGTCCATTGTAGCCGCCGCCAGTGGCTTCTTACGCTCAAATATGGATGTTCCAAGATCAGACCAGTCAATATAGTCACCGCATTCTTTCCATTTCGGTAGTAGTATCCCATCTTTACTGTATGTAGGTGCTGGCCAGACGATTTTATTTCCATCTCGCCGGAAGATTGCATACCATCTTTTCCGTGTCGTAGGTGCCCCATAATCCGCAGCCACAAGTTCCCGGCTATCGAAATCATATCCAAGAGAGGTCATTGCTGTAATAAACTTACGGTAGTCCTCTCCCCTGCGTTCTGGTATCGGGTGACCGTCTGCATCCAGCGGACCCCACTGTTGTATCTCTTCCACATTCTCCATGATAATCACATCAGGTAACAACGTTTTAGCGTGCTTATATACCGCCCAGGGAAGTATCCGCAATCCTTTTTTGCGTGGTTGCCCGCCCTTTGCTTTGCTATGACTTGTGCAGTCAGGCGATGCCCACATGAGAGCCACATGGCGATCTCCAACATACTTTTGCAGATCTACCTTAAAAATATCCTCTGTCAGGTGCAATGTGTCAGGGTGGTTTACCATGTGCATCCGTATAGCCTGTGGATCATGGTTTACGGCAATGTCAACAGATCTTCCAAGTGCCATTTCTATTCCTACGCTTGCTCCGCCGCCACCGGCAAAGCAGTCAATGATAATGTTATTTTTCATGGCATCACCTCCGGCATAATATCAGATAATCGCATTTGTGCCATTTCTGCATCTAATCTTTTTTTTGACAAATCATAATAATGCTTGTCCAGTTCAAAGCCAACATATGGATGGTTGGTTCTGTAGCAGGCTATCAAGCTGCTGGCACTGCCTACATGAGTGTCCAAGATAATGTCTCCGGGCTTTGCATAGCGGTTCAGAAGCCATTCATATAGTGCCACTGGCTTTTGTGTAGGGTGGATACGGTTTTCTTTATGTTTCATATTTTGCTGAAGCATTCCGTTCCATTTATATTTAATCTTCCTTACTGCAGTACTGAACGAAGTCCATGCAAGTTCACAATCAGCAAAATCAGTATTTCCATTATCTTTATCCCAAACAATCCAACAACTACTATCAAACGGCATTTTGCTTATAAAATGATTTGCCCCCCAAATAATCTGATTTTTTGACACTCTAAACAGTTCATCGAAATATTTTTCGTTTGGTGGCTTTATATCCATTCCGCTAAAGCTCTTGTAATCCTTTGCTTTTGCCAGTTTACCTCTTGTATGGTTTTTATCCCCATTTTCTCCAATCCCATACGGTGGATCCACAATCGCAAGGTCAAAGTAATCATCCGGGAACTCTTTCATCCCATCCATGCAATCCATGTTGTAATATCCAAAATCCATTACGGCTCCTTTCTCTTATTTCTGTGCTAAATAGCACATGATTCCACAATCCGGGAATATTTCTTTGTTCATGTCTCCACGGTTGGGATCCAGTTCGTCAAGATATAACGGCGTCCCGTCATTCTCTTTCAAAATGGAATACCCAACCAGTCGTTCCAAGTGTGCCCGGCTCTCAAACACTTCCGGGAAATCCTTGCGGATCCTGTTCCAGTATCCCATACCACCCTTGACACATCCGATGCAGTTATTGTTCGGATATCCCAGGTCATACATCTTCGGTCGGGGAAAAGAAAACGTTCTTTCAAACAGTCCGTGAACCTCTTCCTTTGACAGGTTCCGGTCAATCAGCGGAAATTCATGCTCCGCTTGTGGATTGCTCTCTATCGTCCGCTCTGCCCGGTTGCGTTCTTTCAGGTCAAATCCCCAAACATAAGTCAGGTCATATTGCTTATGTTCCTGCTCCCATTGCTTACGGACACGCTTTTTCAGCCAGTTAGTACATGGGGCAAATCCGTTGCCTGCGCTGCGGAATCCTCCGAACGCTCGGACACATTCTTCCACACATCCATATTCCGTAGATCTAAGTACCTCAATTTCTTTTCCGATTGCCTTTTCGCAATCCTTGATAAATCTCATGCTATCCTCATGTTGGTCGGCAATGTCAATGTAAATCCACTTATCAACATCTCCTGCAAGGTATCCTGCCATAAAGGATGATACTCCTGCGCTGATCCAACATACCTTTAGCTTTTCTGTCATAACACCACGCTACAAATGCTGTATCGTGGATCACCATTCGTTTGCTCTACATACGCTTATCAATAAGCCTTATAGCCACGGTGTTGTAATTTTTCGGTACGCCACCCCTATTCACTGCGCACCAACCCGGTTTACCGGGCATTCGTTATTCCTTTCTTACAATAGTTTCTTCCTGCTCCTTGTACATCCTGCCCGCCATCTGCACTAGATAGTGCTGTAAGGCTTCTTCAACGCTGATTCTGTGCTTGATGCAATATCTGTCAACGTACCGCTTAAAGTCCTCATTCTGCTCGTACAGGGCGGTGTAATCAATGGGTTCCATCTGCATCACACTCCTTTAAGATTTCATCCAAGCAAGCATTAAATCCTGCATTCATCATCAGTTTGTCATTCTCACTTTCTTTCCCTACTGTACGTCTTTTCTCCGGCAGTTCTCTGAGCGGACAAGAATCTGGCTTTTCCCCGTAGCGTCCGCCATTTATCGGAATTTCTTTCCCTGTAATAGCGCAGTCGTAAAGAGCATCGTCTTTATAACTGGGATATTTACAAGCGCAATTCTCACAGGTTTCCGGCATATCCATTACCAATGCTGCTTTGGGCATATTTCACACTCCTTTCGGCTTCTCACACCGTTCAAACGATATCACCCAAACGTAAGGATTAGCATCCCAACCATAGCGGTCAATGTCGGATTTCTTGATGGTGCTGTTCCAGATTTTAATAAAATGATCTCTGGCTGTATGTATGCGATCATATTCATTCTCCGGGCTGTGGATAAACCCTCTGTTATCTATTGCTCCTTCTGCTTTTGCTCCATCTTCAGTGACATCCTGCAACCGCTCTACCCTCACGTCCATAACCCGGAGCCAGATACGTGCGGCTTGTTTTGGCATGTTGGTGGACGGGTGCCATGTGCAAAGGAAATCATTATCATCTGCTTTGTAATAATATCTTTCTTTTGCATTCATCAAATATCCCTTACACCATGTTTCCCGGACATACAGGATATCGCCCGGCTGATACGGTGGCTTTTCGTATTGAATAGAACCACCATATTCATCAATGCCAAATCCAAATCTTCCTACCTTTTTCTTCTCTGTACTGTCGGTAACAAAACCGAGCGGGTATGTATGCTTTTCATCTGGCTGCGGCTTTACTAACCTCCGAGTGCAAGTCTTCCGTCCGTCCAGAATTGCCCGAACCATTTCTGTATTGAATAAAATCGGTTTAATTGCCATCTGTTCCACCTTCCTTTACGATCCTAGCAATTTCTGCATCACCCTCTACGCAGTATTTTTCAAAAAGATATTCTTCCAACTGCTCCACAACTTTGTTCTGGTCGTAGGCGGTCGGTTCATCATTAACAGCATCAACCATCATATCTAAATCTGATGTATTTCTGCGTAATTTCTTCCGCAACTCTATCGCAGAGTTGAGAAGAAACAACAAATGATCCGCATCAATCAGTCTTCCCATCGTTCGCCCTCCTATACTAATAATAAATCCTTATCCATCCAATAGCTTTATCGTTGCTGTCGTAAACTCTCGCATAATCGTAGTTTGCGTATTTTGGAACGAATGGTTTAATTTTCTGATACCATATCATCGTTTACCCTCCTGTTCCATGCTTTTATTGCCTTTTCCATGACTTCATATACTTTGTTGCTATATTTTCCTAACCTATCTGCCGGTACTGCTGTACCTCTTCCAATGCATTGATTGCCATCTCGTAACATTGGATTTCTCTTTTTCTCTCGTAATTCTGTGTACACATTCTGACTAAATCAATAGAAGTCTCAAGTCCTTTAATTGCTTCATTCTCCGTCATATCTACTCCTCTAACAGTTCCGGATTGTCAAATGTGTTGCCGATAACTTCTACTATGTTTAACGAATTATCCTCATCGTTAAAATTCCAATAGATTTCCCATAAGGATATATAATTATCGTTTTCGCAAGCATATAAAATGTTTTCGCACCCTGTAATACGCATAATATTGGCTTGTATTTCTTTCCAATCAATATTTTTTCGATACCCAATTCCAAAACTGCCACATTCAAACTTGATAGTCCCTTTATATCCTAAGAAATCTACAATATCATTCTCCCAAATCAGCTTCCCATTCTTGTCCTTAAGTCCGGTACACTTGCAAATAGTATCCGGGTCTACCTCAACCTGTATTTTTTCAACAGGTGTCCCGATGATCAAATCTGCTCCTAATGGAATGATGAAATGGCGTGTGTGCCTACCGTCCAGATACGTCATACAAAAATAAAAACCTTCCACCCATTCTCCATTATCAACTCGCTTTGCACGGTATAAATATCTATCGTCCATCATCCTTCCGCACCTTCCATTTCTGCTAGTTTGGCTTCGGCTTCCTCTCTCGATAAGAATACTTTTTTACCTATATCATCTAAGAAATAACAACTTTCACCCATTTTATCCATGACATCAATTCTTACAATTATTTTTTCATTGAAAAACTGCTTGATATTAATTTGTAAAACGTGTGTTGTAATAATCGGTTCTTTTGCATATGGAGTTATACGATATAATTTATCTCCAACCTTGCATGGCAACCGCAGTAGCAATCCCTGATCCTCGGCTTGTTCATATGCTGCCAACTTCGCAATAGCCAGCCTACTCTGATGAGCACTCATTTCACATGGCTCAAATAGTCTTTCTTTATCCTTAAACCATACCATTTCTGAATCAGGTGCTTTTTGTGTTAGTCTCTCCATCCTTGCTCCTTTCCGGAATCCTCGGTCTCTCTGCAAATTGAGGATAGCTGCAGTCATATGGTATATGATTCCAGTGGTCAAAATATCCTACTGCAGAGCTGTTTTGCATACTATATAATTCATCTTCGCTATGAAATCCTATGCTCACGATTTTACACTCCTTTTCCGTATGTACTTGCGATTCTGTATACATTGCAAATTTCTCTGTAATATTTTTCCTGCGCATGGATATGGTCATCCACACGGTCAAGTTCCGTCTCACACCACTTTGCAAATTCTTCTGTGGACAATGGTGTCTCTGAAACATCGAATTTCTCTCTGTTGTCAATCACAAAACACACCATATCAACCGGAATGTGATTCAAATCCGCAAGAATCTGAATCTGTTTGTCCTTGTCCTCTGCTTTTTCGTAATTCGCCAACAATTCATAACCTGTCATCTGCATTTATATCACCTCTTATCAAGTTTGATTTCTTTGTCGTAGCAACAACTCTTCTTTGGATTTCCCTCTACTGGGGAAACCATCTTTTTAGGGTCTGTGGTGTATGCTCCGTTTAGCTTTAAGCCGACTTTCCCTTTTTCATCCACATAGCATGACGGCTTGTAACGATCCGGTGGAATGTAGTTGTGAATGCGCCAGTGTTTTACCAAAAAAACTCCACTATCGAAAGATAAAAGGAATCTGCTGTCTATCAATGCTTTCAAATCATCATCAGAAGCACCGCACATCTTTATGATTTTCCGGGGGTTGTTCACAAATCCGTCATCGTCAGCGTTCATACATATGTGAAAATAAAGCATTTGAGCCGTAGCAGGAATATCCAAAAAAGCATCACTCTCAATTATTTTTGCGCTGAACATTCGTTTTTCTGCCATTTAGAACTCCTTACTCAAAAATAGGCTTCTCAATATAGATTCCGGTGTTTTCCACCAGTTCTCTCCACAAGTCCATGAAATCCTTTCCGTTGCACTTGTCTCCGGCTTTGTCCATGTGGTCAGAAAACTTATCCTTGAAATTCGTCAGCTTCTTCTTACTAAATCCATCTTCCATAAGAATTACCATTCCATATAGGATGTACCTTGTAGACAACTCATTGATAAGGTTGTTGCATCTGACCTGTTCCAGGATGCATTTCTGCGCTACAACCGACTTGTAATGTGGATAATCAGCTTCGGTAAATTCCTTGTACTCAATCGTCCAGTCTGCAAAATCGTTAAGCCTGCTCTGTAACTCCGTATAAGGCTCATTCTCGTACTTTTCGTTGTACTCGGTGAATTTACCGCAAAAGTCGGAAAGTCTCGTCTGTGAGTACTTGTAGTCTTTCCACAAGGTATAGCAGAACAATGTCAGTATTCCGGTGAATGGACTTCTCTCCGCAGACTGCTTCAAAAGTTCTGTCTGCCGCATGATTTTCAAAATTTCCTGCGGATTGTCATATCTTTTTGGCATTTTATATATCACCTCTTTTCAAGTTCTGGCTCTTTCCTTTTGCAATGAGTAGCACCGTATTCTGATTTTCCTACATATTCGTAGCAATCAACACATTTCCATCTACCACTTTGATACGGTTTGTGAGTACGTCCGTTGATTGAGTGCATTGTGTTTGGGTACTCATTCCAACAGCTACAATCGTAATTTTTTTCACTCATGTAATCTTCTCAAATTTCTTTAACAGGCATTCCTTGCACAACTGGACACCTTCAAAATCGTAAAGTTCCTCTACATCCTCACCGCACTTATCGCAGTATAGATGCTTCACATGGCGGTTAGGACAAGCAGAGCCAAGGCAAGGATAATTTCCAGCAGCGCATCCGCAGCATTCATCTTCGTATTTAACCATCACTGCTACCATCCTTTTCTCCATGCAAAAGTTCCATAAACCGAACAAATTGTCTTTGCGACACGGAATTGTTCTGCTTCTCAGGCTTCAAACCTATGACAAGATGCTTGTCGGCAATGTTCGCCAGTTCCCTTGCAAGGTTAATTCTACCTTGTGCCAGTCCATCACGGTAACCTTTTCCCGGTCGGTACTCTGCGATCTGCTTCTTTCCATCACCTTGACCACCGGATGTCTTGTTGCGAAGCTGGTAACCCTCGTCTGCATAACGCTTAATCCAGTACTGCTCCCACTTGTCCAGTTCTCCTACCGGATAATGTAAGAATCCGATTTTCCAACCGTATATATTTTCCGAAGAATATAATCCGTGGCTCTTCATGGATAAATCAATGTGTTGGTATCCGTTAAGATGCCCTGCCAGTCTTTGGAGTAGGTGTACCGCCTGCCCCACATACGCAAAACGGAATCCATCCTCGTCTGTTCTTGTCAGAAAGTAAATTCCACTTCCATCGTCCACGTGTGGATTAACCGCCAGTATTTTTTCACGATTTTTTCTCTCTATGGATTTTGCTTTTGCTATATTCTTCCAATCAGCCAACCACATCACCGCCTTTCAAATGGAATCAAATATCCGTCCGGCAAGGCATTTATAATATTTCTCAATGCCCCATATCCTGTTTTTTGCATATTGACTAAAGCATTGCTTTGACAGGTATTCAGTTCGGATATGTTGGAATCAATGCCATTCATTATTTCACTTCTTAATTGCGGTGTAAGTGGTCTATAAAATGTGTCAGACATTCGCACCTCCATTTCTGTAATTTTCCAGTCTTTCAATCATGGTCTCTCTGCTAATATCTCCGCTCTCATGCCACTCTACCGCATGAAAAACATCGTTAAGATTCTCACTCAAAACCTCAATTCTGATGCTTGCCGACTGGATATACTCAATTAACCGCTGTGTATCTCGTGCTATGTCCTCGTAACCGTACTCCTGCAAGTGCTGAACCATGCTTTCAAGGTTTGCAATGCTTGAACTGTTCATCAGCTCAGGCACATCTTTGTAGCACAAATAATCAAAACTTCCACCACTCAAAATGGACACTCCTTTCCATTCTGTAAAATCCATTCCTTTCCTGCTGCCGCATAGTCCACATTCACCAATGGAGCAATCTTTTTTACCTCTGCGACACATTCATCGGGATCGGTTGTATCACCGCCCAAATGGCACAATATGACGTTCTGCAAGGCATCTGATTTGTTCGCTTCGACAATTCCTTTGCAAGTCTCCAGTTCGCAGTGACCTTTTACCTTGTGAACGTAATTAGGTGCATCCATGTCAACATATTTCTTCTGATAGTTGCACTCGATCAGCATATGGTCTAACCGCTGTTTTTTGAACACATAAGGGCAATATTCAAGGTCTGTCAGATACAGAAGTTTCTGACTGTCAACCATAATCAAAAATCCGTAGTTCTCTGTGCCGTTGTGTGGCACTTGAAAGCAGTATATGTGGAATTTTCCCATTTGTATTTCACGTTCTGAGTGGTCTAACTGCGGTTGCCACACTTTTATTCCCATGTGTTCAAGGTCTGATACTGATAATGAGTGGTCTTTGTGCGCATGGGTGCATATAGCACCCACAACACACTTAATATTCCAGTTAAGACCACGTTTTATGTCCATGATAGGAAGTCCTGCATCCAGTAAAAGTGTTTCACCGTTATCTGCCGTAAGAAGATAGCAATTGCCGGAAGAACCGGAACCTAAACATTTCAGTTTCATGCATTTACCTCATCATCCTGTGGGAAAGTATAAACTCCTCCAATTCCCTCTTGTGTCTTATCATCACAAATTGGAAATTCCCTCTCAATTTTTACTCTGTTATGGCAAAGATACGCATATTTAAGTTGTTTCATTGCTTCTTCCGCTTTTTCCTCTGTGGAATATTCAGCAATAACCATATCACCACAAAGTTGTTCTATACCTATGAGGTTCTTATTCAGAAAGTAAATTTCACCCTTAAATCTCTGAATAACCACCTGCTCATAAGGAATGTCTAATGATTCCATCCTGCGATATAATTCTCATGGTGTCCTCCTACTTAAAGCAATCCGGTGTCTCTGCGCTGGCAATGTCCGTCTCTGCGGTCTGCGGTGTCTGCGGTACTTCCTCAAACTCAACAGTGTTTGCATTATTCTGAATCTCCCTGTGAACCTGTTCCTGAATGGGTTCCATCGGATATTCCTTGAAGTCTCCATCTTCGATTTCTTCTTTTGTGTAAATACCCATTGTCAGTTCCGGGCAATTCAGACTAGAGAAGAACGATGCCGCTCTGTATCTGAGCATTAACTGTGGCATGGTTTTCCACTTACTTCCATTTTTCCCAAGCCATCCCTCGTCCTTTGCCATCTGCATATTGACTTCCATACCCTCAACTCTGCGACCGTTTTTCATAGTCCACGCTACGCATGAATAAGGCTTTCCATCTTTATCCTTTACCTCGTCATACTGCAACTCCATGTCAAACATTCTGCTTGCGTTAATAGAGGCAATCAAAAACTTACTGCTCCAACTAGGTCTTCCCTGTATCGGATAAAGGTTCTGCATAACCATCAGAGGGCTAATGTGCATTCTTTGTGCCTGTTCAATGGCAATCAAACAGTTAGACGGATTTTTCTGATATGTCTGCGGAACAATCGTTGAATCAGCCAGTGCCTTTGCCATCTGCATTGCCATAATAAAATTGTCGGATGTTCCAAAAATCCCAAGACTGTAATCTGTAACCTTATTCTTGCTTTCCTTTACCTCTGCCTTTTCCTGTGTCATTACTTCCTGCTTCTTTTCGTCTGCCATATTGCTACCTACCTTTCTACTTTCTTAAGTCCTTTAATGTTAATGATGAATACCTGGCTTGTCTTGGGATTCTGAATAAGTGCAAGGCGAAAATTATGCATCCTGTCATGCTTCGCAATGTTCAAAACCTTTGCAACCATTCCGTCTTCAACAGAAACTCCCTTAACAAAATTTTGCCTATAACTTCCAAGTCCACTCCATGTATCGTACGTTGAATAACAACCACCGCTTCGTGTTACCTCTATCATGTCACCGACATGGATTTCGCTGTCATTATGTTCCTGCGCTTTTTCTTCCGGTTTGTAGTTTTCAAGGACAACGTACTCTCTGTGCCATACGAAACACCTTTTAACAGAGTTTTCAACATCACATGTTGAGTTCTTAACACCAATTACTCTGAAAATCTCTCCGTTTTCATATGGTATAAGAAAAGGTTTCGCATCCACAATTTTGATGTACTCACCGACTTTAGCTTTTCTCTTCACCTCCCGTACACCGTTATCAGGCTTCACATCCTCGCCCATCAGCCGATTGAAAGCCAACTTTGCACCAGTACGGAAATCAAATTCATCAGCCGGATTGCAGTTTGCTTCTGCTTTCTCGCCAGTGGACTTGTCCAGTGCGATCACTTTGTTGTCATTGCGGTAGATGACAATGGTTTCACTTTCGACTTTTTCGACTTTTTCCAAATTATCAGAAAATATAGAACCAATTTCAAAAACTTTTCTACCAAAAGTTTCTCTTACGACATCTTTGTAAGAAACAAAGTCACCATTGATTTCTGTGATTTCAATTACCGCACCATTGTCTAAAATCATTCCGCATTTGTATCTTTCTCCAACCTTAAATTTACGTTTTACCATCTTATTCTTCCTCACTTTCCGGCTCATTCATAAATCCACTTGCAACTCCCTGATGCACCGTCACATCAGCCTTGTAAATTTCCTTGATGCTTCTAGGCATCACATGATATGTCACATCTGTATCAGCAATCTTGCCTTTGAATTTCAATGCTCCACGGTCTGAAAGTCCCAGGTACACACCCACGCAACACTTGTCATCAAAATTGAATATCACGGTGTCACCGGCATTGATTGTTTCTCCTCTTGTTGTCAAAACGGAAATGACTGTCTCTTTCTTAATCTGCATTCTCTTCATTCCTTTCAAACTCTTTCAATTGCTCCGCCAACTTCTTACATTCATCAGCAACATATTCTTCTGAACGAACGACATCGACACCAACAGGAAATTTACTTTCTATCATTTTTTGCATCTGATAAATTTCTTTACGGCTTGGGAATTTCTGTATTGCATAATCCAAATCCGCCTTATCTCCAGCGTGACCGCAATCGAACCCAAACCACCATAAATCACTTTTGATAGGATAATTTGAATTTGTTCCACCACCTGAATATGAAATACCTCCGTGACACTGGAAATATGCTTCAATTCGAATTCTTTCATCTTCATCAATATAAGCACCAAGCAAAGGGAAAATGCCACTTACTTCTCTGCCCCAAATATCTGATTTTTTAATTTCAAGATGGTAATCATAATTTTTTCCGTATAACGTATGATTCTTTGGAATGCCAACATATCCGCACCTGTGAGCCATATTTCCAAATATCACAACGCATTTATACCCTACGTGTTCAAACTCACGCTCGACAATGTAGCGTTTTTCTGCTTCATTACTCATTCTTCACTTCCTCCACTTTCAAACTCGCATCATCACTTCTGCGGAACATAATCAGCTGACTGTCAACATCAGGAATCTTCCACGGGTCAAGGCTCTCGGTATCGTCAACCATGATAGGCAATTCCACACCGCACCGCTTCTGAAACGCATTGCAAATGTCAATCTCCGTCAGAATCCTTGCTCCGTGGTTCATGTTCCGGCTGTAAGGCTCTCCACGGTATGTAAAGTCACAACATTCTTCCGTGTCACCATTCACAAGAGGTCTGAACATCCGCACAGTGCAGAAGCAAAGATACTTGTTCACATCAGCTTCCAACAGTTCGTTCTTCTTCCGGCTGAATTTCTTTAACAGGTCAAGCTGTGCCTGCACATCCGTAATCTTCTGTGCAATGTTCTTGCGCTCCTGTTCCAGTTCTGTGATACGCTTATCCACACTCTCGTTAATGCTTACACTCGCCAAAGACTTATCAACCACAGAAATATCATTGCGGATCTGCTCTTCATCACCTTTTAACTGGATTCTGAGAAGATTCATGTCAGTGAATTTGTTCATGGAAGCTTCTTTCTCAGCAATCTGTGACTGGATAGCTTTGTATTCTTCTGTGTTGGAAATATCCACGCTTGCCGGAATGGAATTTAATGCATTATCGGCAATGGCAATCTCTTTTTCCAACCGCTCCACTTCATCCTCGGTCTTTTTCAGTTCCTCACGCTTATGCTCCAGTTCTGCCTGATCCGCTTTGATATGTTCAGCGCAGGAAGAACCCTCTTTAGTAATAAGTTCCAATTCATGTGCCTTATGCGTATCAAACTCCGTTCTTAACTGCTCTTTTTTCTCTTCCGGATATTCCTGTCCACAGTATGAGCAAATCAGAGAGTTTTCATCAAATTTAAGGCTTTTATTCAAATCCCAACTCTTCTTCAATTCCTGTCTCTTCTGCTCATACTGTGCGATACGCTTTTCCAGTTCCGTGATCTCTTCACGAATGGTATCTGCCTTAAGCAACTCTTTCTGATGCTCATTCTGAATCTGATTCAGTGTTGTGCGCTTATCTCTTCTGTCCGCATCCAGTTTTTCATTTGCTTTCTGCTGTAATGCACTCAACTGACCTTTTAACTCAATAATTCCATCAGAAAGCTTATCGTAGGACTTCATACTGTTCTGCGTATCTGTCTGCTGCTTAATGTTCTCTGACAGCTTATCCAGTAAAGCTTTCTTTTTCAGTTCCAGATCCGCAAGGTCAATATCTACTCTCTGACGGCTCACCTCGTCAATACGGCTAGGAATTTCATCTAACAGATCCTGCAATCCCTTGGTTCCATTTCTTCCCCTTGTGCCGTACAACTGCGTATTGCAACGCTTTTTCAGTTCATCAACCGTGCCGTCCTGCAGAACAGCCCTTAATGCTTCAAACTCCGGAAACTGATTGCAAATGTCATCATTACTGTGCTGACCAAACATATCAGCAAGAATTGCTCTCTGATCCGTTCCACCTTTCAGAAGAAGTGTCATGGCATTGATGCAAAGTGAGAACTTATCTTTTCCGCATACACTCTCTTCCAAAAATGCTTCAAAATCTGCTGCCTTTTTTGGAATATCATTCACATAGTAATCCGTGACATTTCCGGTAAACTCGCCTTTCTTATTGAAGTTCTGACGGCATACTTTTTTCAGAACCTTGTCTGTACCGTCAATCTCCACGGTAACTTCTGCGGTAATATCTCCGTCGATGTCATTGCCGTCCTTATCGTGCGGTCTGATTCCGGTGATCTCTCTGCCGTTCTCGTCACGGCATCCAAAAATATACTGAATTGCTCTTTTGATCGTGGACTTACCTGTTTCATTTACACCGGAAACCTCTGTCCGGTCGTATAAATCAGTGTCCACTACGTTAGAACCATAGAATTTGCAGAAATTCTGCAAAAAGGTGTGTTTAATCCTCATTTTTCCTATCCTCCCAAAGATATAAATACAGTGAATTAACAAACATATAGATTGAGACCGGCTTGTCTGTCTCATTGATCTCCTTGTATAGCTCTGTGCTTGGGTTCATCTTATCAACAACCCACTTGATCGCCCGGTACACGCTTTCCTTGGTTGTGCTGTGTTCCTCTCCGATAATCCGGTAGATTTCAGAAAGTCTTCTGTTCCGGTTCTCAAACATCAGCGTTTCAACCTCGATGATGTACTGGAATCCCGGCAAGTACTGTTTCAGCCCCAGTTCTACCAAGATTTTTCTTATCTTCCTTTCCATTTCCTCACTCCTCCGGCTTTCAGTCTTCTGTTACGTGGATCACGTTGTCTTCTCCGATATACAAGATTCCTGCATCTAACAGTCTTGCAATCAGAATCTCATTCGCACGGACGATGGGGATAATCTGTCGCTTCTGCATAAAAATACTCCTTTCTTAACCATTTTTTCTTCCCGGTATTGCGGTTTACAATTCTGTAATAGAATGCTGTTTCACGGTCAACTTCCCATTCTTTCGGACTGTAAAATATCTTTCCGATGCACCCTTTTACGGTAAACCGCTTTTTGGAACTCATACGGTGTCCTCCGCAAGTTTTCCTTGTCTCCACCATGTTGCATCATCAAAGCCTTCAGCTGAAAAAGAAGTAGCACCATTAGTCCATGTAAATATTTCCCCACCTTCAAATTTTGCAAAATATCTAGGTTTCCAAGGGTCACTATCGGAATCTCTTACGTACACTTTCGTGTCCACAGGCACTTTCGACCAGTCAACAGGTGGTTCAACATATTCCTGCTCTGCCCATTCTTTGAACCTTTCCCTGCATCTGCTTTTATCACTCCATGCGCAATCGGAACAAAGTATTACATTGCAATCACATAACTTTCCTTCTTTGTCCACAGCTATCTCTATACTATCAAGTGCCATGTCAATAATCTGTTCCGCATACTTCTCTCTGTTCGTCATTTTCCATTCATCCTTTCCAGTTCTGCGCTCCTGGTTAATATCCAGTCTGCGTAATCACTTAATTCTGTCTTTGTATCTGCGTTCTTCTCTCCGTGGTAAACCATAAGTACAATTCCTACATCACAGTACTTTTCAAACAATTCCGACAAGTAGTCGGCTCCCACATGGATATTACCGTCCACGGAGTAAATATCCGTCACTCCCAAACGTTCCATGCGGTCTTTATGCCATCTGTCAGAAATCTGCATCAGACCTTTGCAACCGCCACTTTCCACATCCGGTCTGCCGGAAGATTCTTTCTCGATCATTGCCATGAGCATTTCCGGGCAGATGCCGTATTCCTCACCGTACTTTACACACGATTCCTGCGCTTCCTCGGAGATAAAACTGCCGGATGGCTGTGCTGTGGAAGTAAATGTGATGGAGAGTGCTATTATAATAGGAAGAAACAGTTTTATTGTTGTTCTCATATCACTGCTTACCTTTCTGTTAAAATTCTTCCATCTTGGAAGACATACAGACTTTTTACTTTAAAAAATTCTGATTCTTCTAATTCCAAATCATTACAGTATACATAGTGTGCTCCGGTTTTTTCATCGTTTTCTCCAAAAACATCATCTGTATAATACAAAACCATTGAAGAAAATTCTTTTATGTCATTTTCCGTAACAGGTCTGAGAAGAAGCTTTGATTCTTCCTCTTCATTTGCATGGTCAATGATTGCAATGTGTTGTCCATCTAAACAATCATCCCTTAAGTAAACAGCAACATTTCGTTCATTGCTTTCAAACCATACAACGACTTCTGCATCATCAGCGTTGGAATTTACATCCGAAACAGTAAGCCCTACCAAATCCCTTAAATCACTACCATGAAGTACTTTGTTGCCATATTTAAGTCCTCTATCATAATTTGCTTTTCTTACATTTTTACAGATTCCGCTATTCACTGAAATATCTCCTTTCATTTAAGCACTTCGCTTTGCTTCTATTTTTCTTCTGATTGCATCAACACCTTTTTGATAAACAAGTGTTTTTATAGATATATGCTCCTCTCCATTCTTGGTGTATTTCTGCTCTATTACACGAAACCATCCGCAATCAATGTATTTCTGATATGGCACATTCCATCTATCCAGGATTGCATTATCACGAAGAAATTCAAATAGGTTGTTACGTCCGAGCCCTTTGATTCCCAATACCTTTGAAACCTCATTCATGGAAATTGCAGTCTTGCTGTCTGCAACTGCATCAAAGAAATCTGCTTTCGGTCGCATTTCTTCGATTTGCTTATCTTTCTGCGAAATAATGTTCTGTGCTACGATAAGTGCATTCGCTACAATCTGCTCTGGGGTCATATTCTCTTGGTTTGCTATGTACCCACCATTCTTTCTGATGGACGGGATCACTTCATCCACAACCCACGATTCAAATTTCTCCGCTGATGGCAACTTCGATCTCATAATAAGGCGGTAAACGTCACCCTCATTTATGTATGACAACTCTTGTTTACCACCAGATGTAGGGGTGTCACGTTTCGTTACTCCCTTACAGTGGTCTATGACTGCCTTTCTGGGGTTTGCATATCCAAGTGCTGTTGCAACATCAGAAGCCACAAAGTAAGGCTTACCGTTGATTTCTGCTGTTCTGATTGTTCCAAATTCTTCATTATTAAAAATTTGTAATTCGTTCATTGTTCTCCTTCCCTAAATTCATTTTCGCCAGTCATACATAGTATCTCTGAAATACGGAAAATAGTTGTTTCCTCTTTGTGCATGCATAACTGCATTGCAGATTGTTAAGTGGTTCTTTTCATCATCATTCATGGACTTCTCAATTCTTTTCAGAGTACCGTCAATGCTCTTTAAGGTTTTGAGAAGTTCTCTCTCAAATTGGTTTTGCATTTTCTTCCTCCTGTTTCTTAACAGATTCCTCTGCCATCTTCTCTGTCTTTCCGAGAATATATCCCTTGTCGAAATCGGACATATTCGGAATGGCTCTCTTTAACTTCTCAACGATTTTTTTCTCTTTTTCACTCATTCAATTCACTTCCTTTTCGTGGTATAATAATAAAAATTTCTTGGAGGTACATATTCATGGAAACATTAAGTACAAATCACTTAGAACTCGCTGTATCAGCTATAACCTTATGTGTTGCGATAGTTTGTCCTGTTTTAGTAACTATCATCAATAGCATACACAGTACTCAAATAAGAAAATTGGAACTAAAATATGATAAACAGCTTTCCTATTATCAAAAGCAGCAATCCGTATTTAATCATTTTTTGGAATTTGCTTCCAAACAATTAGAAACAAATTATCCAAGTGAAAAAATAGAGTACATACGCTCTTACCATGAATTATTTTTATATGTTCCATCCGAATATTGGGATCAATTATCTTCTCTTCATGATTCGTTACTCAACAGGAAAAACGATTCCTCGGAAAAATTGCTTACTGTTACCCAAACATTGGGAAAAATCCTACAAGAATCTGACCGATTATTCCCAAAATTATAGTGTAGACAAGTCCGACAATTCTCCATCCGTGCTCGGATCTCCCATGCCAATAACTCATAATGCAAGTCAGTAGAACAAACACTGTAATTGGTATTGCGTCAAGCCAACTATAATGAAGCATTTCCAATATTTTCACCTCCTTTTTGTTGACTTCGTGAGTTTAATATATCACATAGAGAGTTATAATGCAATACTAAATGTTGACTTTGAGAGTTTTTTTTGATATATTTATCACATAAGGAGGTGATATATTTTGAAAGACCGTATTAAAAAAATAAGAAAAGAAAGCGGCTTAACCCAAGTTGATTTCGGAGAAAGAATCGGTGTAAAAGGAAATACCATTACTAATTATGAAAATGGGCTGAGAACTCCTACTGATGCAGTTATTCTTTCTATTTGCAGAGAGTTTGATGTAAACGAAGAATGGCTCCGAAATGGAACTGGTGAAATGTTTGTTCAGAAATCAAAGGATGAACAAATATCGGAAATGCTCGGAGAAATTCAAAAGTCCGGTGAAGATACATTTAAGCACCGTCTTGTATCCGCACTGGCCAACTTGGACGAAGATGGATGGAACGCTTTGGAAAAGTTGATTGATTCAATCGCAAAAAAGAACGAATAAGAAAAAGCCAAGGGCAATGCGCAAGTCCTTGGCTCTTTTCCTTTATCTAAGTAGTTTTTTAACATAGGCATAAATGCACTCTAACCAGTGTAAATTATCGCAAGCATTGATTAGCTTTATGATTTCCTCTTTGTAATCTTCTTTCCCCATAGTACACCCCCTAATCTTTCCGCACTTGGTAGCGATACCTAAATTATAGAACATATGTTCTTAACAATCAATATATTTGACGCACGTTTTTTATTGTTGTAAAATATCAACAAAAAGAGGACGGTGAAAACGCCAATAAACACCGCCCTCGCCAGAACTTGAAGTCCCTTGAAACAAGGGATGTTACAAGTGTATCATGTGAAAGGGGGATAAAAAACATGATGGAAAAAGAACGAATCAAAAAAATTTCGACACATCTATCAGTCAACCGTACTAATTATATGTTAAGTTTTCGTGGGAATCTCCATGAATTTCTCAATGAGCCGGACATGACGGTTTACAAGCTTGCTGATGAAGCTAATTTGCCTTATTCTACGCTTAATTCACTACTATACGGTAATTCTAACGACACGAAGCTATCGACCGCTGTTGCGCTTGCTAGAGCCTTTGGAATCAGTGTAGATGAACTGGTAGGTTGCGGCACTATGGAAGATAAGATGTTGGAATCTGTCAAGATATGCCGCAGTCTGCCGGAACACTCTCTGTACCTTATCCGTTACTTCATACGTCACCAAGCTAAAATCTATTTCAGTCTTGAAAAATCGCACAAGTATATTTCTGTCCTTAATCCACAACTTATGAATGGAATTATCGCAACCACAAATGCTGTGGAACCCATGTGCATAGACAATTTGCCGGAAGACATAAAATCCAAGGCTTATATCGGTGTGAAAATTCCGTGCGACTACTATATGCCGTTTTATCTGCCTGGGGAAATTATTCTTCTTGCTGCGGATCGTGAACCGCAAGACGGTGAACGATGTATTGTGACCAGTAATGGTGGAATATATATTGTCGTGAAAACACATATAATTGAAGATGGTGTAAAAAAATGGAGATATGTTCCGCTTATGTCTCCGAACAGCATACTCCCGGAAAATCTTATTGATGACATGATAGGATATGTGGTTGGTTTTGTCAACAATGACGGTGACTGGGGAATCAGATAAAGAGATTAAGAGCATGGCTTTTACACCATGCTCTTTTTGATTGATTTATTTTTACTTTTAATCTCCACCCATCGGCTATCACTCCTTCTGTAAATGGCAATTTAACTATGCATAGTGGTTCAATTACCACCGACTATTCTGTACGTCCTATTCTTTATAGAGCAAATTCATTTGAGGCAATGGTGTATATAGATGGTTTAAAAAATTTGACGAAAGGAAAAACAATTACTATTGCAACATTGCCAGAAATTGCTAGACCTACTGGAAATAGAATTGTTGATGCAACATCTCCAAGTGGTGCATATGTGAGAATTTCAGTGACAGCGTCTGGATTAATTGAAGCATACTTATATACTGATATTACACCGGAAAACGTAATAATTACGTTCACATATATTAAGTAACTAATTAATCAACCTACATATTGACTAGTAACTGTTCTACCTGTATATGTTCCAAGTGCCGTTACCCACATACTATCATAGTACATTGTATAAACACCTGTATTATTACCAAGATATACATAATCATTTACGTTCGTCGGTACAGTAAAACTTTTAGTTCCACCAGTCAGGTAACCAAGTAGTGTTGTCCCTATGCATATAGGTACGGGCTCATTATTATATGTATTAGCGCAAGTAATAGATATAGATGATACTTGAGCTCCATTAATTATCTCATTACTAATTTGGCTCCTATCAGTGGTTTGATCGTAAGAACCACCCCATCTTCTAGTTAAAGTACCGCTTCCATACGTAGTACTCTTCTTAATTACTCTATACACAGTCATATTACTATTAGCAGTGAAAGTCGCGACCGGACTAGTTCCACTACTACTCATAGACCATCCGACAAAGGTAGCACCGCTAGGAGCCGTACTTCTACTAACAGTAGCTCCCTTCTTATATTTGACAGCAGTACTAACCCCGGCTTCTACAAAAGTAACTGTTACTGCGCTGGTAAATACTTCTACATCATTGTAGATGACTTTTTCCAGAGTAGTGCCGTCATAAATAACGTTATCTACAGTAGTACCATTAAATATTAAACTCATGATATCACATCCTATTTCGTTGTAATAATAAGCGTAGTTCCGCTTAATGACATAGTCGCTTGAGTTCCTAAATTGCCATTTACAGCATTTATGGCTGCATTAGTATCATTGATGTCTTTTGCACCGAATGAGGTTCCTACTTGCGTATATTCAGTAACATCAACAAAAGAAACAGTTCCATCGTCATTTTGTATTTGCTGATATTTTCTTACCTGATTTTTAGTTGTGTCTAATACATCATCAACGTAGTTTGTTTTTAAATCTGCCATAATCACACCTTAAATCCTTTCTGACCGCCAAGCGTAAAGGCAAGTCGGTTCTGCGCTTTTCTTTGTGCTACTAACGTATTGTATATTTTTAACTGCAACGATTCTATCCTGTTCCAGTCTTCATATGTTGGAACCGATTTATTCTCTTTCCATGTTTTAAATTGTTCAGAAAATGAGAAAGTGGAACTGTTAATTTCTGCCAGCGTAGTTTCAAATAAATTGACTTCATCGGCATAAATCAGATCTGCTTCAACCTTATCCTCTCCAAGATTAAAAGATAATATTTTATACATAGATTCTGCAGTGCTTTTTAATTCCAAAAGATTGTTTTTAATACGGTTATAATCTGTATATAAAAAATAATCTCCTATATATGTTTCACCATTCCATTCAGAAGACCAATTTGTTTTAGGATCTGCCCACATTATGCTTCCTCCACATCTCCAAACAATTCTATATATTTCTCTGTATCATTTAGCCCCAAATACTCTTTTATATCTTCTTTTGTTTTTGGCACTATTTCTCCGTTTGGATAAAACAAGAAAAAATTACCTTTTTCTGTTCTGAATATTTTTCTATTTGTCATTTCATCAACATATATTATTTCAGAAGTTTGCGTGTTATACAGAAGACCGTTAATTATTTTTTTCATTACAACCTCCTTATGTTCTCATTGCTCTTCGTAATTGTAATGTTCCATTAAAAGCACCATTAAAGTTTAATTTGTGTGTTTCCACTTCTACTTGTAAGCTGTTTACAATATCACTTTCCATGAAAATAATATCAGCAGCTTCCAGCACCGGATCCCCTCTGTATTGAACATCATAAGAAATATTATTCGCATAATAATTCCCAAGCCATTCAGCAACAATCCTTGCATGATCTTCCGTTGAAATAAGTTGATTTTCACAATACCTTATTTCGCCAGAGTTGTTAATTGATTTCTTTAGATATACGTTATCTTCAACTACTTGCGGTGTATTATCCTCTCCGTTTTGAAATGTATATATTTTGACAAAAACATCTTTTGTTTTTCTTTCTGCGTATCCATAAGGATTTTCTGTCATAGAGTCTTTTTTCAACTCATAATCAGATAAGTCTCCAAAACTGATTTTATCAATCAAGACTCTGTTTTTAGGATATGCTTTTGTTATCTCAAAACGAATACTGTCGAAATTTTCAAATTCATCATTTAACAATGATTTTTCTTTCAAATCATCATATTTGAAAGTCTTAAGAAGTGTATCTCCATTATATGTCGATACTTTCATCTCTTTTGGAGGATTACCCTGGAATGAAATATACAATCCATAATACGTGTATGCTGCAGGAAGTTTTAATGTAATCACTGGATTCTCCGAAAACAATCCATTTTCATCAGAAACATTGCTCGTAACATATCCTGTCTGTTCGATGGCTGTACCTGTATTCCTCGGAAGAAAAAATTGTGAACTATCTACACGCATAAAATTTCTTGTCAACTCTGCATATACATTGTTGTTTCCATATAATACATTAGTGACATTTCCCCACCATGCAGTTCCGTTTGATGTAACCTGCATATCTGCAGGATCTATAACATTCGCAAAATTTGCTTTAATATTTACTTTTCCGTCAGAATCCACAAACAAAATGCATCTTGAAGCGTTGCACAACAACTGCAAACATTCTTTGTGAGATGCTTCCGGCATTGGATTGTGTAGGCTCACATCTCTTAAACAATCGTCAACAAAATACTCGTCAGGCTCGAATCCTGCATCTTTTAAAATGCTAATAGCTTCTGCATATGCTGTTCTATCGTATATTTTGTTTCCTATTGTATAGTTGTCTTCCAAAGTTGAAAGAACATCATTCGCAGTGAAAGACATTTGATTTTTTTTAGAGTTCCAGTCGGTCAAAAGCATTGTTGCTTTTTTATGCCATTCCACTGTATCGTCTGACAGGACCATTCCGTATGACAACTCCATTTTTTGTCCAGTTTCAAGGAAGTTGATAAAGGAATTATCATCATCTACATTGTATACATTATTTTTATCCAGTATTGTTACAGATAATTTTCTGTATGGAATCTCCGCTGAAATCCCGTTGACAAATTCTTCAAAAGATGATGTTGATACATCATTGTTTCTATATGTCAGTCCAACACCCATTACGATTTTTTCTACTCTAAGACGTTTATTCCCTCCGACCATAGATATAGGAATTATTTGTATATTTGTGGTGTTTCCGATTACATCCGTTGTTGAAAAATCGTGTTTATCATTTGTATAAGTCAATTCTTTTTCATCTGTAACAATTTTGAAGCTAGTCGGGTAATATTTCCCAAAATTTATTGTAAGTCCTTTGATGGAATACTCTTGTGGGAATGTTACTTTTACAGTTTCCATTATGTTTTGTGTAGTTAATGGAGCATTACGTAGCTGGTACAATCCGCTTGTCTCTCTCGGAAGAAAATACATTTGACCGTCTACACGCATATAATTTTGTTCCAAAGTAGCATATTCCGTATATTCTGCATCATTTCTAAACGGCAAAACCTTGTTCCCCCAGTATGCGTAATCACCGTCAAAATGAGCCGTGTTTTGTGCATCACCATTTACTACACCAAGAGTAATTAATATGTACGCCCTGTCTCTTATTTTTTTCTGCATTGCAGACTTATAAGCGTTAGAAGCTTTTATCATTCTTCCCACCCACAATCAATTAAATTGAATTTACACGTTTCATAGTTCCTATAAAAAATATCATCCAAAAACAACGGCTTACCGGTAGTGTCTCCTGGATACATTGTGTGTGTATGCCTTACATTGTCATCCCCAGTAAACGTAACTTGCACAAAAAATGGCTCTAACGCATCTTGCATTTCTTTCCATGTTTCCGCATCTAAACCATTCCATTGAAGATTATTTATCTTCCACAATTTTCTTCCGACTTTTTGACCGACAACTGCTGCATTTACATTTCTTCCCGAATTAACCGTCTGTGACCGAACTATTTCCATTCCTGGAGCCGGGCACGGAAAGCGTACTCCGTTTACTATGATGAAATCACTCGCTCTTGCTATCATTGTGTTTTCCTCCATAGAAAAAAAGATTGGGAATAAATCCCACACTTAAGTAATAATCTGTAATCCCATAGCTTTCTGACCCCTTAAGCTTGCCCTTGCTATGTCTCTATCACCAATATTGACAGATGTTTCTTTTACAAGTAACTGCTTAAGCAGGTCAATTTCCTGTTGCATCATGCGCATTTGTGCTTCTGCTGTGGTGTTAATGGCATCTTTGATTCCAGTGATTTCAACTCCACCGGCAACCGCTGTTTTGCCACCTACTGTTCCGGCAATCTCCGGTATACCGTTTTCTCCTGCCATAAACATTGTGTATCTGCTTGGAACATAACCGCCAGTTTCAAAAGTAGGAATTTTGCCAAGACTAATACTTCCTCCTGGTGCAAGTTGTATTCCGGCTATCGTTATAGGATCCCATGAGAAATTAAGTTTATCATTTATCCAGTTTGCAAAACTATTCCAAATTTGTTTAACAGCCGCTATAGCATTGTTCCATGCATTAGACAATCCGTCTTTAATGCCACTCCATGTCCATTTCTCGGTAGTAAAATATGATTTTACATTGTTCCACCAGTTTGCAAAACCAATATTTTTCCACCATGCGGTAAATTCATTCCATTTCGTAGAAAGTGCGGTCTTAATATTTGTTCCTAATTGATTCCATTTTTCGGCAGAAAACCAAGGCTTGACAGATTCATTAAACCAGTTTCCAACAATAGGTTTTAAATTTTCAAACACTGATACTAGACCAAATGTATCATTTATGTCCAGTTTAAATTGTGATAGAAAATCAAAGAACTGTCTTATCGGCATTGTTTTTGTTAAAAAATCTGCCGCATCAGAGTTCATCTGTTTCCAAGCGTCAAATAGTATTGAAAAATCAGTGTTTTTTATTGTATCAAAAAATCCACCTTCTCCTAAAAATGAGAAATTTTCATAGATTTCTTTATCATCAGGAAAAAGTGCTTCACCTAATGATTTTCCGACATTAAATCCAATCTCCCAAGTAACCGCAGCTACTGCAATTGTTGGAACTATTCCTATGCTTGATCCAAGTACTTTGGCTGATAACTTGTCCGATATTTTCCCCCATATGATATCTCCAACGCCAGTAAACTTTAAAAGGCCTATTGCTGTGATAATAGTGGTTTCAATCGGTGCAGCATCGAAGCTTCCTTTCCACAGGTCGATAGCAGCATCTATGGCAGTTTCTATGAAATTTCCGGCAGATGTAAAGATTTCTGTCCAATCCATTCCGTCCAAGAAACTACCTATGTGTCTTCCGATTTTTTCCCAGTCCACAGAATCTATTGCTTTTGTGAACCAATCGAAAATACCAGTTACCAGTTTGGACGTATCCATTCCGGCAACCTTAAACCATGCATCCGAATCAAACTTAAATGCATACGCCAGATCTTCTATAATATCTTTTACTGGCTTAAACACCTTGCTTACTTTGTCAGCCCAACCCATAGCTGTATTCTGCATCTTGTCAAATGCTTCCTGCCATACTTTTTCGTATTCAGCAGTAGCATCCATGATTTCCTTGGTAAGGTCAATTCCTGCTCCACCAGCAGAAGAACTTCCGCTTGAACCGCTGTTAGGGTCAATGATATTTAATTCATCAATACCAAGCGAATAACTTTTAGCTTTTTTTGCACTTTTCCCTACTTTATCCAGTGCATCTGCCGTGTCTTCCAAATCTTCATTGTACCCGGATACACCTTGACCGAATGACGAAAAGTCAATCTTGATTCCCAGTAAATTTGCCACACTGACAAGCAGTCTCTTAATCGCAATTACGAAACCGTTAATGACAGGAAGTACTTTCTGCAATACCGGAATAAACAACTGTCCCAGTACCATTCCGGCTTCTTTTACGTTGTTGGTAAACTGACGGATCATATTACTTGGAGAATTAATTGTATTCGCCAAGTCTCCCCATGATACTTTGGACTGGTCTAAGATTGCCAGTAGACGCAACTGCTGTTTCTCTGCCTGTGACATTTCAGATACAGCCTTTTCAATGCCGTATCTGTAAGCATAGGTCTGCAGTGTGGCATTCGTGATATCAATACCATACTTATAGAGCGCTCTTGACTGACCGATTAAACCGGACTGTAAATTAGTTGCAACCGTGCTGTAATCCACGTTAAACAGAGAGGAAATGTCCCCGGCAAGCATGGTCATAGACTTTGAAATTGCCGTGGTGACTTCTCCGGTCTGCCCTAAAGAGTTTGTGATAGATGCAAGCTGTGAAGCGTACTGTGTGATCTCCTGTAAATTCAGTCCCAGGTTTTTCATTCCGCTTTCAGAAATCAATCCACCTTCTACATCTACTTTCAGACCGGACATCTTGCCAAGCAGTTCATTTACACGGTTTCCAAAACTCTGCGCATAATCCTCTGCGTTGTCGTAACCGAATTTTTCAAAATCCTTGCCCCATTCCTTGCCGACTTTATTGAATGCTACCGTGTAGTAGTTGAATGCTTCGATATAGTCCGTGGTTCCCTCTATGGACTTCCACAGACTTTTGATTCCACGAATCACAAGGAAATAGGTTGCGTAGAATCTGCCGAAAGCCGCTGCAAGACTGAATGTGCTCTTCGTGGCTCTTTTTGCGCTTGCCGTATAGGTGTTCAGATTCCGTCCTAAAGAGTTTGCGGCTCTACCGGATGCCGCACCGGTAGATGCCAGTCCTGCCAGTGCATTCGTCATGCGGATAATGTTCTCACTTACATTTGGAGTGGTTGAAAGAGTTGTAAATAACTGCTTCAAATTCTTTGCCAGTAAAGGAATGTTCGTGATTGCTCTGCCGGATGCCACACCACCAAGTCTTGAAATCGAAGATGCTATGCTCGCAATATCCCCTACTCCATCTACTTTTGTTCCTGCCATGTCAGCAGAAAAAGTCTTCAGTGCAGATGAAATTCTGCTTAATCCGCTTGTATCTATTTTCCCCATTCTGTTAATGGAATTTGTCAATGTGGAGATATTCTTAATACCGCTCGTATTCATGGAACTGGCGGCATTTGCGATACTCTGTATGCTATTAGAAATGCTTGTCAGTTTGGATGTATCAATAGACAAGCTTCTCTGAAAATTCGTAAGACTTGATGCAAGTTTATTCAGCGCATTAGTTGCTTTGTTCGCATCCGCACTGATTTTTATTTGAAGATTATCAATATCTGCCATACTGCACCGCCTTTACCGAAATAAAAAAGGAAGTGTCTGCCACTTCCAAGAAAAAGAGCGGTAAGCTGTGACACCTACCGCTCCTAAAATTACTTTTTGAGATATGCCCTTGTAACCGCACCAACTTTTCCATCTACAGTGATTCCAACACTCTTTTGGAATGCTTTTACTGCATCAGAAGTGGTTTTTCCAAAATATCCGTCAATGTTCGTCTTACCTTTCGCATTTACAGACGGCATAAAGCCTTTCCTTACAAGTTCGTACTGCGCCCACTTGACATCATTTCCCTTCATCATTACCATCCGCTTGTAATAAAGAAGTCTTTCCGGCTCTGTATAAGGGTTGCTATGGCTTGTAGAATCCTCATATACGGCATCTAATTCCTTGTACCATACATTCATGTCTACATTGCCTACAATGCCGCCTACACGACCTTTAGAAGTGTACTGCCAGCCTACCATGTTCGGTACTTGCGGTTGATACTTCACATCACACTTGCCGTTATTCTTGCCGTACCGTGCGATCCACATGGGATAACTCACACCGCCATAAGGCTTAATGTATGTCTTGTAAAAACTTTCCCCAGTGTATACACCGAACTGTAATCCTGCATCGGTGATTACCTTGCCGTAAGCATTGATAATGGAAATCAGATTCTTACCGAGATTCTTCATCACGGCATCTTCAACATCCATCCAAACCATAGGCTTACGGTTTCCAAGAATTGCAAGAACTCTCTTAGCATCAGAACGTGCTTTTGCCACAGTGGTAGCATAGCTGTAGTTATACACGCCTTGCACTTTCATTCCGTATGCTTCACAATTTTTACAGTTCTCTTCAAACTTCTTGTCCGGGTTCAAATCCTTACGGATGACTTTCAGAATAGCAAAATCAATACCGTTCTGTTTTACCGCCCACCAGTTAATCGTCCCCTGGTATGAGGACACATCAATTCCTGTTAAACTCATGTTTGTTTCTCCTTTTTTGGATGTGATAATTCAAAATTAGCTTGCATTGCCATAAGTCCTGCGAGGAACGCTTTCCTTTGCTTCTGAATTTCTTTTTCATTATTAGCAATGTCCGCACGTTCTATAATAGGCTTGTCAATATACTTCGATTGTGCTTTTCGACCGTTTAGGCAATGGTCTATTGCAAAGATTAATGCAGATATTCCATAATCTCCCCACCGTTGCCATGAGTTCCTATCTTCTTCCTCTTTTTTGAGTTTATATCCTTTGTAACACCACTCTAATTTTTTAGGATTCAGATGTTTGAACTCTTCTATCGAAATTCCCATGGAAAAAGCAAATGGAAAATATTCTTCCCATATTATTTTGTGCCAGTCGATTTCTTCTTGTGATCCTGTGGCATCTTCGTTACCTTGCTGTCCTCTTTCTCCATCTCTTCCTTGGTCTGCGTCATCATTTCCGTCAGACCCGACAGTTCGAAAAAACCGTCTTCTTTCATACAGTCTGTCAGTTCTCCATACAGTTTCACAAAAGACAGACCATTTGCTTTCATGTATTTTTTCATTAAAGCATTGGATTCATCCGGTGTAATATCTTCATGGTTTTCGATAAGGCCAGCATAAAAAGCCGTTTTGCATACATGAGGAAATTCTGCAAGCATATATCCGCTACCATCTACAATTTCTTCTGGTGTGGGATTCTGTACATTTTTTGCTTTTTTAGCTACATAGCCACCGGAAAGCATAAGAAACATCTTTTGAATCAAATCCTTGCACTCCACAGCACCGAATCCAAACTCTAAAGTATATTCAACATCATTAACTAAAATCTTCTTCATAAAAACATATCCTTTCCCCAACATTTTGTTGGAAAGGAGCCGCCCGAAGACGGCTCTCTTTTTGCTAAATTAATGTTTCATCTACCGCTTCATCAAAGTCAGCCACGGCAGTGTTATTTGTTTCTGACTGACTTGCTATTCCCCCGTTGTCAGTGCAACAGTAGAATCCAAACCTTTGTATTCCTCAATGGTAAGATTCATTTCGATCGTCAGAAGTTCGTTCTGTCCGATTTCGGGTTGTGGAATCTGCTCGGGCGGCTGTGCAACAACGAAGAAAGATTTATCTTCTCCGGGAATAACGGTTTCAAACCACATTCTATTTCCACCAGTAAGAGCTTTATAGGCTGTGATAAGTGCAGTCCATTCAGCAACAGTCTCTGATGTAAAGTTGACTGTGACTGCAAAAGAACCGCCAGTATCTGCACGACCTTTTACATATCTGGTGATTGCATCTTCTAACGCAGAAGCATCAATCTGTTCCGGTTCAATGTTGATGCCGCCAATGGCATTAATTCTTGTAAGTTGCTTAAAACTTGTAGGTTTTGTTCCGGCGGTTGTCTCTGTACCATATCCGAAAGTAATACCTAAAGTAGAAATTCCGGCTGCTGCCATAATTTATACCTCCTTAAATTTGCATAAAAAAATAGAGCCATATGGCTCTAATAGTTACAATGTATCATCAGCACCTACGTTTCTTCTGAACCGTGCAGTGCTTCTGTATGTGTCCTGCGAAGTATTATTGAACTCCGGCATGGAAGTTATTTGAAATCGCAGACGTTTGAAAAGTCCGGCAACCGTAGCCATGATAGCTTCGGCTTCTTCTTGACTTTTGTTGGTTATCACATCCACTTGGTACGATGCTGTGATTCCATTAACCGAACGTGCTTCAAGGTCTTGTCCAGTCTCTGTAAATGGCATAGCATGAAAGTACACCGTAGGGAATGTAGGGTCTGACAAATCCTTACTTTTGTCCGTCACATAAGCTTTTGGATGGCTCTGTGGTATCTTCATTTTTAAGTACGATGCAATCTTGACTTTGAAATCTGATACCCACTGATATTCATTATTTTCCATTTGATGACCTCCTTAATTCTCGAAGATCTCCTTGAAACAGAATCACATTAGGATCATTATACCCTCTGTAAATTCTAGCCATAATGGATTTTGGGTTTATCCCTAGCAGTTCTCCCCACTCTGTTGCGCATCTTGTTTCTCCATTTTTTGTAATCAAAACATTACTTGTCTTGTTTCTTGCTTGTTCTTTCATGGTTATAAAGGTACAGTTTTCAGGGCAATAATTTTTATGGACATCTATTCTTTCAATAGATAGTTTTGGATTCCATCCATTTTCCAAACACCAGTCAGCAAAAGAATGAAAATCATTCTTCCATTTTTCGCATATGCAAATACCTTTTTCTCCGTATGAATAATATCTTTCAGATTTAGGGTCATAGCATCTTTTTCGCATATTGCTCCAAACTCCGTATAGCTTTTCATAATCTTTTGAAGACATTCCATATGAATTTTTATTTAAGCATCCGCAGGATTTTGCTTTTTTAAGTTGATCGATTCTTACATATTTTGTTTTCCCACAATCGCACTTTACTTTTACATATTTCCTGTTTTTTTCGTATTTTTCTTCTCCAATGATTACTACTTTTCCAAAACGCTGACCGATATAATAGTTCATAAATCTCTCCTTTTTTCTATAAAAAGAAAAAAGCAGGACTTATTGCTGTCTCACGACATGAGCCTACTTCTCATTAAAAATCTTTTCTGCTTCTGTTTTTACAACACTTAGCAATTCCATAGATGTGTTATACATAAATGGTCTGCTGTCCATACCTTCGCACCAATAAACTTTCCCGTCTTTGCCTTTGTAAAACCATCCATATTGACCGGATTTTAATTGCATGATGTGTGAACCACTGCCGTAATTCCATTGAACACCTTCCGGCAAAGGATATGGATATTCTTTCTTTCCACCCATGCTACCAAGAGTACCAAACTCAACGAAAAGCGCATGGTCTGTACCGGCAACCACCGCCCAAACACCGCCACCCTTTACAGAGCCAACGTATTCCGCATGAATGCTTTGCAAAAGTTCTGATGTAAAGATAGCATCAAGGTCAGCAATCTGCACTCTAGCAATCTCTACGCCCTTTTCTGCCAGTGTTTCAGCCAGTAGCCTACATTTATACTCTAAACTATTTTCATAGTCTCTAAGAGCCTTTACAGCCGCTTGTATGGACTTTTGGTCAAACAGATTGATATTGATAGGTTTAGCCATACTACTTCACCGTCTTTTGCAACAAAAACAAATCTGCTGTCAGTCCCTCGTCTGCAACGCCTTTGACAACATAGTCCGCAGTCTTGCTGTCCACAATTCCGTCATCGTCACGACCTACTTCAGACTTCTTCCAGATAACATCTCCTGCCTTAATCGGCAAATAGCCTTTATCGGTAACAATCTGACAATACGAACTGGAATCATCAATACCAAATTCTTTTACCAGTACTTCCGACAGCTTATTACTGATGTTGGCAGAAAAAAGGACGGGTTCAGAATATCCGGTAGTTTCTCTCAAAACCACCGGAATCCTTTCTCCGTCCATCTCGATGTACTTTATTTCTCCGTTTTCGTCCCGGTCATAAATCGTGACTTTTTCTCCCTGCCGTGAGTACTTCATGTCCTGCTTGTTAATGTCAAGCATCTTTCTTCACCTGCTTGTAAATCTGATTTACACCAGTGCTTGCCAAACCGGAAACAATTCCGACCGCAATTGCATTCAGCACATCATTTGCCGGGAAATCCGGAATAACATACATTCCTACTACTCCGAGAATGCCACCGACAATGCCGACAACAACCGGGATGTAGTTATCCTTAATAACCGGAATAAGCTTCGCTCCAATACCGGCAAGATAGCAAATAACCACGATTGCAACACAAGTTCCTACCTGTGAAAAATCCATCATTCCTTACCTCCGTTCTCTTTAATGTTAAGTCTTTCCTCAATTCCATCAAGTCTATGATGTGCAGATGCCGTACTGGCTTCAACCTTTGTCAGCTTCTGTTCATGCTCTGCAAGCTCTTTCTTCATCTCTGAACGCTCGCTTTTCATTTCATTGATAGTATCAAGGATGGTGTCCAGTTTCATGTTGATGCGTGTGTTTTCTTTCACACGTTCCTCAATATCCTTTGTGTCTGTTCTTTTGCTGTTTTTCAGACCAATGTAGACGGAAAAACCGAGTGATAACACGCTTATAATGATTGCTGTAGATAACTCTATAGTCACATCATATACCGCCTTCCTAGTTTGTTGGCACACCGCCCACCACCCTTAAAGTGTGCCGCCTGCAACCTTATTACTGGAATCAGTAACATGGTCACGCACAATCTTCTAAACCCCTCGATTTCGATGGGGTTATAAAACTTTTGCAAATGGAAAAACACCCACAAACAGTTCTTCCCGGTCTCTCCATGTTCTCGACACACCATTTTCTGAATAGCTTTCCATGAAGTTTTCACCGGCTTGCGATCTGTCATACACGACAAGATTAACCACAACGGACTGAAATTTTTTCATATCCGCAGCAATCTTCTCTTCCGTGTAACTTTCCGGGTACATTCTCTTTGCTCTGATGTCTGCTTCTGCTTGACTGATAAGTTGTTCCAAAATAGGATTTTCTTCCAAATGGTCAAACACGACCTCGGAGCTTTCAGAATCACTTTTAGAATCAATATGAAATTGTTTCAGACGGATTTTTACTTGCTCCAAAGTCGTATATTCTGCCATGTGTTACCTCTTATTCATCCTTTGCAGTTACCGTAGTAATACCTGCCTTTACTGCTCTGTAATTAGGATCACACTCGATAATCATAATTTCCTTGCCGGTTGTTGCTTCAATTTCAGAAGTGCCATCCCAAGTAGCATACGTCTTTACATTTCCAAGATAAGAAGGTAATTTACAATCATCTGCTACCTTGTATTTGTAAGAATTGTCGCCGCTTTTTGCAGGGGAAACGCTTACTTTCGTGTATCCATTAGTTGTTTGGCTTGCAGTGCTGTTCACTACCAATGTATCCAAACCGCTTTCTCCTTCGGTTAAAGTACCGATTACGATTCCATAAGGGTTAGGAATTACAGGGATAAACACGCCACTAGCCTTCGTCCACTCAGCAACCGGATCAGGAGTTGCCCACTGGGAAATAGTAATGAATTGCTTTTTGGATAAGCTTGTAAATGCACTTGCCTTTTCTTCTTCCGGAGTTACGCCCCAAAGTCCAGTACCAATCTTTCCGTTTCCAGTAGATACATAAAGAGTAAATACATTATCCGGTAAAAATCTCTTGGGAGTTCTCGTTGTATTTTCCTTGTTGGCAATTCCGTACATATCATCATCAATTACCATGTTCAGACCATACAGGCTAAGTAACAGATTTGCCACTTCTGCCGGAGTAATTGCCATTCCAACGAAATTAACTCCCTTAATAGCTTTCATGATTCCTTCATTCTTAAGCATATAAGAGCGCATTTTGGTGGAAGTCAGTGCCATATTGACAACATATCCTTTGTCAAGAGCCATCTGAACCATGTCTGCAATATCTCCAAGGATATCATGGGTAGGATCTTCCCAGCCTTTCAGTGTCTTGAACTTATTTACTTTGAAGTCAATAGCAAAATTGAGACCATTTTCGTTAATGGTCATCTTACCAGTAGACATAACCTCCATTTTTGCGATTTCAGTTCTTGTCTTTACAGAATCAGACAGCCGACCCATATCGTCATATACATAGTCAATCAGGTTGCTTTCTCTTACACCATGATTCAGCAACTGGCGTAATCTTTCAGACTGGTTGATTTTTTCCTTGATCAGCAGCTTTTCTACGCTTACTTTTTCGAATCCAGGTCTTACACCAATAGCAGCCTCGGTATCAAATGCGTGTACCATTGCTGCGGTAGGAAGATCCATTCCCTCGGAAAGTCTTTCGTACTCTGCTTCAAGGTTCTCGGTCTTGATATCAGGGAAAAGTCGATCACCTACATAATTTCTTGCTATAGAATAGTTCTGTGAAAAGTCCAGTCTATCCTTATCTGTAATCATTGTTAATACACTAGGCATACTGTTCTTACCTCCGTAATTTAATCAAAGTAAATGCCGCTTGCTTTAAGTGCGGTTTCGGCATTGGTATCTACTGCAACAGGCAAATTTGCCTTAATAACACGGCCTGCAATAATTACAGAAATAGGCTTCTTTTCGTCATCTGTAATATCAACATCCTCAAACACAATTCCCTTCGCAGAAGCGTTATTTGTTGGAACCACAGTTCCTGCCTTGATGATCTTCTTATCATCTACCTGTGTTGCCATTGCTTGTGTTCCCTCAAAAGTTTTTAACACAAGTCCGACTTCACTTGCTAAAATATTTACACCAGAAGTGTAAGTAGTGGTTTTCATGTAAGCCATAACGTTTATACCTCCTTGCTTACTGTTCGATTACATAGCGCTGATTATATTTCTTTGCCATTTCAGCACCTTTACTTTCAGTTCCATCACCACCGCCAGAACTACCACCGCCCGGATTTGTGGTTCCGTTTGCGATTTCCTGCTCTTTAGCCTGTGCCGCAGCAGTCTCTTTATCAGAGATAATTTTTCCGAGTACTTCGTAGTCAAAACTGCCGTCATCCTTGATAACCTGTGATGCCTGTTCAGCAGAAATGTTAAACTTGGATGCCGCATTGCTTCTCTGATCCGCAATAGCCTGTGTCTTTTCAAGCTCTGCGATTTTTGTATTTGCAGAATCAAGGTCTTTTTGCAGTCTTTCAGAATCGGACAAACCCTTATCTTTCATGGCTGTGTATTCCTTTTCCAGCTCACGCAGTCTTGTCAACTCTTCACTGTTTTTGTTTGCCTTTGCGTTTGCTGCCTGAACATCCTTGCTATTCTCAGCAATGATTTTTTCAATCTGTTCATCAGTCAAACCCATAGCTGTCAGTTCTTCTCTCTTCATAAATTACCTCCGTTATGTCCTACGAATTTTTATACGGTGCAACGACACCGGTTGACATTGCCGGTTTATACGCTCACGGCATTGCGAATTTTTATAAAATAAAAACAGCTACCTATTTCTAGGCAACTGTCTTATTTTGCATTTGTTTTACTATTTCCTGTGCTTTTGCCATCTGCTCTTCCATGTTGATAATGTCAGCAGTTTTCCACAGAGCATCAAGGTAAGGTTTGGAAAGGTTGAAAGTCTTTTCACAATCTCCCCAAAGTCCAACCGTTTTGATTGCAATAAGCGGATGAATACCACACTGCAGAAGTTGCAGTAATGTCTGCGACTTGGTATACATATTATCTTGTGGACTGTGGTTAATCTGCACATCAAAATCTCTAAGAGTGATTTTCAGATCCTCTTTCTTAATGCGGATAACATTCAGCGCAACCTTGGCCAGTCTCTTCTCTGCTGTCTTAACAACCGGATCCTTAAGCCTTGCTCTTGATTTTGAAAAATCCCATCCGTTTCTCAGCTCAACCGCACCCTGCGTATCACCGCCAGTGTTTCCTTGCTTGTTAGGTATTCCCAAAATTGAAAGTGCGCTGTCTGTTAAATCATCCTTGGAAACCTGTGTCTGCGTTTGGTCAAGTTCTTGCGACATAACGTCCACATCGGATTTATTGTCTTTGTTAATGGACTTTACTACCAACGCATGGTTCATCTTCATTTTTTTGAACTCTTCTTCGTCAATCTCGCAGTTTACAAATTTGTACCATGCCTGGATAAACTGCTCTATGCCGTCCATTCTGTTTGACTGCGTATTATTGATTGCATCCAACAGATCTATAACAAGTTCAATATCAGACAACCGCTCATGGTTGTTCGGAAATTCTACAATCGGAATACCACCAAATCCGTGAAGTTTCCATGTATCAGGAACAAGCGCACTGTTTTTTATCTTACATTCATAAGATTCCGTGTAGCAGAGTTTGTACCACTCGCCATTTTCATCTTTTAACTCCTGTACCGCCAAAATCGGTTCTTCGGAACTGCGGTTGTAAATGACAAACGTGTTCAAAGGATTAGGTGCAACCACACGGATAGGCACATCTCCATTCACAATCTGAATAGCTTTGAATGATGTTCCGGTTGCCGACTGCCACTCACCAGCTTTTATGTCTTTCTCATGCTTATTTGCATCTGCTAAGTAATCATTCAGTTCGTCTACTGCCTTATTTACAGCTTTATCATCTTTTCTGCTGACAAACTGAATAGGCTCTCCGTAAGTCTGACCGACCTTGAACTGTACCCACTCATAAGCATGATTCTCAACGATTTTGTTTGTTATATCCTCATTTGACAGCTTTGTTCTGTACAGTACCGGTTGATCTCCTTTGTAGTACTCCCACAAGTACTTGATAACTGACTTATTGTAATTAAAAACACCGATGCAATCACCAATAACCTTTACAATGTTGTCTGCGGTTATCTGCTCCACATCCGTATATGCAATTTTTCTACCGTGACAACCCTTTACAAGGTCTTGAAATTTCATAGTGTTCATATTTTCACCTACATAAATGTCATTCCGCTGCTCTGATCTCTTTTTGGAAGTTTCTTGATCTCACGTTCTCCGGTCTCCGTATGGTAAACAACCATCTTATTGCAATTCCGGCATTTATATGTCTTGTCGATGTGTGATTTTGAACTGCATTCACCGACCAACCGTCCGCATCCCGGACAGTACACTCTAATTTTTTGATTAAAAATCATAAATACCTCTTTTCTGCGCACAAAAATACCGCCCACATAACGTAGACGGTATTCCCGGCTGTTTGCCTTTTAGGAGGATTAGAAAGCATCTTAAATATTTTCGTCAGTTTAACATTACCATTTTTTATATATGACATTCAATGACATCATTCATTCAAATATCCTTCTCCGTATTTCTTTTCAAACTGTTTCAATGCAGTTCCGTGAAGTCTGACAACCTGTCTCCATGAATATTTCATTTCTGTTGCGATCACTTCAAAAGTTTTCTTTTCTATGTACCTTGCGAACAGAATATTGTATGTGTTTTCATCTTCCATGCTGTCTATCTGCTGTATGATTTTCTCTTTTTTATCGACAAGTTCGTCCACCATGCCATCTATTTTCCGTTCCATTTCATCAATTTTGGCATATTTTGTTCCTATTTTGTCAAAATTCGGTGTAGTCTGTACCCTTTCACCGCTTTGCGTAGCAGATATGCTTACCGCCATATCTTTGAGTTGTGCGATTTCCGTGAGTTTATTATTTATCATACGATTAAGGCGGCTTATCTGCCCTAAATATTCTTTGGTTGTCATATCAATACCTCCGTCCGAAAGAGAATGGGTTTTGAATTGCTTCTACTTTTGCTACCCTGTTTCCGTTTGTAATTCGCAATGCAAAGTTTGAAAATACATCCGGCACATCATCTAACTGTTTTTTTCCTGAAACAGAATACCTTTTCAGTAACGACATCATTACACCGTATGGTTCGTTAGGCTTATACAATGATGGATCCTTGAATATTACGTGTTGCAAAATCCAGTTAGAGCACTGAAAAATTCTTGCTTCTTTGTTTGTCTCTGTCGGTGTGTCTGTGATGTTGCATATCCATCCTTTACTCTCTACACGCTTATTTACTTCCATTGCCACACGGTCACCGCCGGCATTACGCTCAAATTCGCACTCTTGCACTTTATTATTAACAAGTACATTTGCAGCATTTTCATACTGCATCTCATAATCCGCAGTATTGTCGCAAACAGCATCCACGCAGTAATAATCTTCTCCGTACTTTTGCAATACCGGAAGAACAAAAAAGTCGGTTCCTTTTCCCTTGGTATCGCATTGCCCGGTAATAATTTCCGGTTCCCCATGTGGCAGATTAAGATAACGTCTGATTTTTTCTTCCGGAAATAACAATCCCTCACGTTCAATAGGCTCTTGCTTGTAAAGACACCTATAAGAGATTTCATCCATGAGTAATTGTTGATCTTCAAAAAAAGCAACCGTAAATCCGGAAAATTCGTAGTCAAAATTGCTTAATCCTGTTTTTGGGTCAATATCCGGAACTGCAATTACTTTTACTCTCGGATTCCCTTCATACATATTTTGGATCCGACCGATTACATCATTTACGCTCCACCTGGTAGCAATATGGATCTCTTTGCAATTCTTTCCGTCAGTATCTTGTGTCTTTCTTTGTCTTGCATCTACCGCATACTTGTCCCACAATTTATCCAAAATTATAGGATTCATAGCTTCTTCAATGCCACCGATCATGTCATCTACGAACAAAAACTTAGATGCACGTACTTTACCAGCGTTTTTACTTCCTACGGATGTGCACTGAACAGATGGAAATGGTTTATATTTGCCGATGTTAAACTGTTCCATTTTTGCGTTAGTACTGGTAACGGAAAGATTTGGGAAGATTTCATTCCAAGTGTACTCGTCAGAATTTGTACAAATATCGTACACACCGTCATAGTACATACGTGTAATATCTCCACTGTGGGAGTAAAAAAGGTTGAAATCTCTCGGAAACCATCCTGCTACCAACGCATTCAGCATTTTCTCGACCGTGGTTTTTCCAGCACCTGGGATAAGAGACACGCATAGAATGTCGTATTTATCATCAATCATGCCTTGAATGGCATCCATGAGACCAATTTTAAGAAATTGCTTTCTACGTGGCATATAGAACCGCTCTCTAGGTTCTCTTTTCTTTTCCAAGTATCGGTAGGCACTGTCCACAACCTTATTTTGTGCTTCCAGTAGGAGAACATCGTACAATTTATCTGTCAGAGAATAGTGCGTCTTGTTTGCGAAGGAATACTTTTCCAAATCCCATATGGTTCCTCCGGTTCTTTCCATGCAGAAACGCTCTACAATGACTTTAGAACGGTTTGTTATCTGTAAGCCATAAGTTATATCCTTTTCACCGTTTATAGCCACTCTGCAGGCTTCTATGTACGCATCAATGACCTGTTCATCAATTCCCTTGCGCTGTATGTAATTGTCATAGCTGTTTACTGCCGATATAAGGCTCTGACTTGCCAATATAAAAGAGCCTCCTTTCCTAAAATTTTGGAAATTTGGCTCTCTGCGTAGGCACTCTACGACTGGTGCTCTAGAAAATATTCTATTTGCTATGCTAAGCAGTCCAAAACACAACATAACACATATGGTTTGTGTCAAATGTTATACTAATAATTTGTTCTGCACTCTTTAATTCTTCCCAATCCTGGTCATTTTGCAGAATGGCTTGATTTATATCATTAAGGTTTTTGCAATATTGCCATTTCACCAACTTTGCTTGATTCATAAATTATTTCACCACAATTCTATTGATTTCCCCACATTTTGGGCATTTGATTTCAGCCTGTCCGTTGAATTTGCCTAAAAGGCGGTTGCATTTTCTACAACGATGTTCGGACAGTTTTACATAAAAACATTTTTTCAAAGCTTCCTCGTCTTCCTTTGTATCTGCCACGACAATCGGGTCTTCTCCCAGTGTTGTACATTCAATTTTTACATTTTCAATATTCCCGATGTTTTTAGGTGTGACCTGTCGAAACGCATCACGTTCTATGCTCTCAATTACTGCTGTCATACTCATTTTTTCATCCACCTACTTTCATATCAAGCATATATAATATTTCCTGTTCGGATACTTCTTTTGCTCCTTCTCTAACATGAAACAGTATTTCCATTAGTTGTTGATTATCTTTATCCGTCATTCTGTTTTTATCAATTGTTTCATCGATGCAGTAATATAAACAATTCCCATATCCAACACCTAAACGACTTCCATAAAATGATTTTCCAACAATATCATAATTTTCAGTTTTTAAAATATCGTGCTGATAATCTAAATCGCACCACTTTTTATTATCTTCCAGTTTCTTTTGAAGATATTTTAAGAAATCTACTACTCTTTCTTCTCTATCACTGATGTATAATATCGTGTCTTTCATTTTATTTCACAATCCTTCTGCTTTCTTCCATCACTTTACAGTTCCTTGCAAAATCTCTTTCAATAAAACTTTGCGGTATCCTTTCAAAATTTTCCAAAGCGTACTTATCTACCGCTTCTTTTGAAACATCTATACCAAAATTTATCAATGCTTCTTTAGGTGGCGATTGATACCCGGATAAAGGATTATCAATGTTATTCATTCTTCATCCACTCCTCAAACTCTTTCCGGCATTTAGGGCATAAGTCAATTTCTGCTTCTTCTGTGTACAAAATAATTCCAAAATTGTCAAGCAAACTATCAAGATGGTAACCTTTTTGTATTTTTGACTTAATTTTCGCTTTTCCTTTTCTAATAAGTGTATTCTTTATTTCTACTCCGCACCTATCGCAAGTGTTCCATTCTTTGATATGTTTCATTAGTTGCCCCCTATCTGTATGGATTGAAGAAGTCCTCATCATTTCCAATTCCAAGATGCTTTCTCAATGCAAAATTTGTTATCCGTTCTTGATTAAACGAATTACTGACAATATAACTTGCAAGTTCTCCATCTTTCCATCCGTCCGTACTTGTCATAGAATCATAAATCTGCTTATATTCTCCGGTCAACTTATTAAATTCAAACCATCCTAAGTCAAGTGTTACTCCATAATCATAAAAACCCCTGTCACACCACTTTCTGACATAATACATTAACTGCTTGTACGAAAATCCAAGCCTTTCAAAAATATTACCAATAGTTCTTATGCTCAATTCCCGATCGCTAGAATGTAATTTTCTTTTCTGCTCATTCACGCAAGCTCTGAAAAATATTTCTTCTAATGGCTTCATTCTTCCACCAACTTTCTGCTCACACCTCGTATCCTGCCTTGCGGCACTGCTCCTTTATGGATTCCGGTAACTCAATCCCATTTTCTTTTACGTATCGAACCATTTCCGCTAATTTCTCATTGCTGATTTTTTCTATAATTTCAGAATCTTTCAGTCCTGATTCTCGCAGCTTTAATATCTCGTTCCATTTTGAACCGTCTATCTTATAACAGTAGTCACGACTATATAAAACGTGACTATGTTTATCAAACATATTTGTACAGTCAAAAGCAGTACCCGATAACCTTGAACAAAAATGAGCGTTTTGGCAACAATCACATTCAGTATATTTTTCAACGTACTTTTTCGGTTTATATTTCTTAAAATCTTTGCATTCAAAATCTAAATCTGTATCATTACCTTTTGTACACTCATAAATGGGATATTCTTCCCCTGTTTCTTCGTCAAAAGAATAATCGACAGAACAGTATTTGCAAGCAGAGCAGTCTCTAAACATCCTCATATCCTCCGTAACCCATGCAGACGGAATCGAACCGCCGACACACATCCTATGCGGATGCCGCTCTTCCACTGAAGCTATGCATGGGAATCGCACCGTAAAAACCTTTTATGGCTTGCGCTTGCCATAACCAAATGTGCACCGCCTACTTGTCACTGACTATCCACAATCTCACAGTCTTGTTTTTTTCTCTACTTCATAGGCTTGGTTTTCGCTAAACATATGTGGCTTACGTTTTAGCTAGGGAATAGTTGCCGTGGGAGTTGAACCCACCCGACCCAAACAATGTACGACTACTTTTGAATCTGCAAATTCTACTCGCAGAAGTGTTTTTCGTTGACCGATAATGAGCAACTACTATCCATACTTCTCCCATCGACCTGAACTATTGCAGTAGTGCCAGACTAAGTGGAGATAAAGATAAACGCCGTACACAGGATTCGAACCTGCAAGCCTTTTACAGCCAACGGTTTTCAAGACCGCTCCCTCACCACCCGGACATACGGCAAATATAGCATGGTTAATTGCTAGAACAGGTATCTCAACTCACAATTATGCATATCCCCCTGCGAACAATGATATGCGTTCCCACTCGTATAAACGCAGTGTGTAGGATTCGAACCTACAAGGCGAATAAACGCCTGGCGGCTTAGCAAGCCGTTCCAATACCATTATGGGAACACTGCATCTTGATGGTGCGATTTCTTGAAACAATCCATCCGTTACGACTATCAACCACGCACCTGCCCAATAGCGTCTTTTAGGATTGAATGAAAAAGTTGGGATGATGGGACTTGAACCCATACCCCACGGCTTAGAAGCCCGTTGCTCTCTCCATTTGCGCTACATCCCAATGTGCGTTTCCATAAGCTGTATGCCTACATTTAAGGCGCTGACACAGCGCAACACTTATGGCTATTTTTATTTTCGCAGGACATCCGCCAGTTACCTGCTAGCCGGTTGCGATCCGACATCGTGGGGAAAGAAGGAGTCGAACCTTCGGTGTTTCTAATGTCACGGTTTTACAGACCGCTGCAATCGCCACTATGCATATTTCCCCAAAACCTGTGCCGTATAACCACGACTAAACTTCTGGCACACCTATCTGCTACCTACCGATTATTGCAATCACGGTATCGTCTTATCACCGCAGATAAAGTTTTCACCGCTATATAGTTGCAAGGCTTCAAGCGGTTACGTGGAAAACCCTCACGAGCCTTGCGACGGCTCTTAACAGCGTTCCGCTATGAGGTGAAAGGAGCGTCTCCAATGGAAAAGTATGGAAGACAATTCGCAGATGGCAAAGACCGAAAGAAGAAAACATCTGCGAAACAGGACTACCAGGATTCGGACCTGGGAATGCAGCAGTCAAAGTGCTGTGCCTTACCGCTTGGCGATAGCCCTAAACTCCGGGAGAGAGACCATCTGCTCCCGGATTATTTTTGTGAAACACCCTATCTTTATCTAAAAAAAATTGTCACGCCTGTGTACGGTACTTTGAAAAACTTTGTGTTGTCAAACGCATTATTCCATTTTTCGTTTCCCACACACAGGCTACATACACTCTTGATGCCTTGATTTCTCTGCCACATATCCAATGCCAACACAACACCGGATATTCGGCAATAACAATGGCTTTATGAATTTAACCCATTCAAAATTGTGATATGGGATAATTCGCATAATCTCCGGTAACCACATAGGCTATACCCACGCGAAAGTTATTCCAAATGCAAGGAACATTGCGAACGCAAATAAAATAACTCCGTCTGATGCTGTTTTCTGTTTTGGAGCATACCATAAAGCAGATATTGCTAAAACTGTCAATACCAACGTTGTCATTATTTTTAAAATCATGAATCCAAGCATTTTTTCTTCGTCCTTCCTTCAATTTCATCGATCATTGCCATTACCAGTGCTTTAGCAAACTGGCTATTGTTATGTATTTTAATCAGCAAATTGCCCTGCCGGATAAGATACGACCAGTCATCATCCGTTTTCGGATTAGCGCACTCTTTATGAATTTTCCAAACCTCTGTGTATATCTCTTTAATCTCCGGTGGCAATTCACATTTCTCCTTAACTGGCAAATCTTCTTTAGGCTCTTTATCAAGCCTGCTCTTTTGGTGCTCCATCTGACAGCTAACCATTTCCGTAACATTCTCACGGTCTCTCTTAATTCCGTGACCTTGCAGAAACAATTCGCATTGCAGCACTTCACCACATTTTGAACATTCATCTTTAATCTCTTTTCCGTAGATCTGCATAAGTGACCTCGATCATTGTAAATTCATACAGAAGTTGCAAAATTCTTAGCAGTTTGTGGATTATGCGCCCTTGATCCTGCATCTAACGTAGGAATTGTTGCAACTTTACTTAAATCCTCTTCCGCAGAAACTTTTTCATCATTGTATGTTTCAGATTCATGTTTGCAAAGCGGTATAGCAATTTCAATATTTGGCGGTATTTTCCAATTTTTTTGAATATTCTCAATGCTTCTTTCTAAGTTTTCAAAAGATTTCTTTAGCTTTTCTTTGTCTGATTCAACCAGTTCCAAATACTTGTCCAGGTACCACTTAGCTTTCCTCACATCCTCTACACCGTTTTTATTCTCATGCCGGTAAAGATATTTAAAAGCATTGCAGATGCAGAAGTTCTTCACAGCTTCAATCCCATGCGTCTCAATCATTACATCTATGCACTCATATTTTCCTGTCTCATAATGACTGGGGTGATTTACATTATCTGGCATCTAGGTCTCCTTTCTGGATAAAGGTCTTTTTATTTTTGAGGAAATTTGAGGGACTAAGTAGGGGCTGTTCGCTGGTCCTGTCAGACCCCCTCCCCCATCATCACCAACATATTTCAACTATGCGCAAAATTCGCGCTTCGCGCAGTCTTTATTGTTACATTCTTAACTATCCCATATTCTCGCACGTTTCCGCCGTTGTTGCTAATCATTCGCATCTATGTTGCTATCGTCTTACACTCCGGAATCGGTCAACATTGATTTATTTTGTCCAAAATCTTTGTCTAATCGTGGGAGTTGGTCGGCTGTCCTGGTTATTTTGTGCACAATCTCTTGCTGTGTGGTCTGTTTCCTTCCGTGGTCGTTGTTTAATCGTTCCGTTGCTCCCAGCGCATTTCGCAGATTAAAAGCAACAAGCTGATCGCAATCTGCATCATCTAACCAATTTACAAAAGCTTTTCTGACCTCGTCCATGCTCGATGTACTTGATTTAGTTCGCCATGCACTTAAAGCCTGTTTAGATATCCCTGTTAATATCTTAAATGTATCAGCTGTAGCAGTCATATCATAAGCGTTGGCTAACTCTCTAAGATATAAATAAACCTCATACAACAGATCTATGTTGTACGCATTGTAGTTAGTTAGCATTTGGTTGATACTATTATCCACTACGTTTTGGGGTATATCTTTTAATACATTACTAGGTCTTATATAATTGTTATATATATATTGCATGGCACCATTAAAAACCGGTTGCCGTTGTGATCTCATGTCATCGATGCCATAAGCTGCACAATAATCGTCAAAGTATTTACGGATATTTTTTTTTATCTCGTCAATGTTTGGAATCTCTCTGACGTCCTGCACCGCTCTACACCTCCTGAAATCTGCAATAAAAAAATCACAAGCATCACTCAATAAACCTATGTCTTTTGATCTCCTCCACAGATCAGGCAAAAACATAAATCTAAAAAAGTGACAAGCTAGTGACTTCTTGTCGTTTCCGGTCTGTCGGCTCCGGTGGTCTTGGTTACAATCTGGGCGGCTGCGTATCCAAAGGGGGTTGGATTTACACCGCTGTCACTCGCACCGTGTTAACGTCGGCTCCCTAACTGCTTTTATCATAACACAAGACCTATTTATAAATCCACAACAACCTTTTACGTATTTGATGATTTGTTGTGGTGGTATTCCTGCCGGTGATCCTGCGCATATAAAAATCATGCGATTAAAAAATATCATCCGTGTAAATTTGACAAATGGGATTTTTCAACAGACAGACAGGTAATTTTTGCAGATGGGTACATGGTGGCAGCCGGTCGGCTCTAGTATTTATATATACTTGGTATATCATTGTCTTTCTGCACTTATTTATTTTTATTTTATCTAACCTTTATTTTATTTAATCTCCTTTTATTTAATCTGCGTCTACAAAATGTCTACAATTTGTCTACAAAATTTAGCACGTTAAAATATCGCAGTGAAAATAGATCAAGAAAAGCAGGCTGTTACACCTGCTTAAATCTTGTTAACAATATGCACCGTATCTTTTCCGTCTGTCTTGTAATCGGTTCCATCGCTCGTCTTCTAATTGCTTCTTTTTTTGGACTAAATTTCTGTGATATTCTGGATCCAGTGGCCGAAGGTTGCACGCCCTAATAAATATTTTTTGCAGCAACGTTTTGTCTGCGAATTTCTGCCGATCCGCTATCAGTTGCGCCGCATCTGTGTAGCTTTCCACCTCTGGGATAACTTTGGCTTTTAACTCTTCCCACGCTTGCCGCTCGAATTTGTCTTTTATCTGCGGTTCATACCACGGAAAAAACGCTCTACAAGTCGATACGATCCGGGCGGCTTTCTTTGCTGCAATCTGCTCCGGTGTTCCTTTCATTTCGTTTGCTCCTTTTCTCTTTGTATTCGTTCCATACCTTGTTTATAAATTTCTTCCGCTTCTTTCCTCTTGCGTTCTACCCATTCAACATTGCTTTCGTCTGGCCGCTGTCCGGGTAAGCCTGCCCATTTCGGAGGATGTTTTATAACTGGTTTAACTTCTCCGTGCTCTCTAGCGGCTCTTTCTGCCGCTGTTTTGGCTTGTAAAGCGTGTAGCCGTTCATTTGCCTGCATGAGTGCGATTTTCTCGTCTATGGGGCTTCTAGAGCCTGTCACGGGCATTTCTTTCGGTTGCTCTGTCACTGTCTGCGGTTGTACTGGTTGCAATGCTACGATCACGGCACCTATAACAAACTGGTTGACACTTACACCGTTCTTTTCTGCCTGCGCTTTGATCTTCGGTTCTAGGTCTTTCGGGAATCTAATCATTTGGTTAAATGTTTCCGCCATTTTAGCACCTCCTTTTCTTGTGATATCATTAATGCGATATCATTAGTTTTTTATGATATCATTTGTGTGATATCATTGCTGTGATATCATGATATCATTAGTGTGATATCACTTGTTTGATATCGTGATATCACTATAACATTATGTGCATTATATGTCAATAGATATATGTGCATTATTTTTTGTATTTCTCCATTTTTTCAAGTTCTGCCGCAACTACTTCTTTAATAAACGTGTTCGGCTTTTCAATTCCAAGCTCTTTCATTTTGTCCCTAGTGCCTGCCGGAAAAACTATATTTATACGGTCGTTTCTTTTTTCGTATTCTCTACTAGCTTTTAATTGTGCTTCACTTGTTTTGTTTATACCCATTCTTATTACCTCCATACAATATAAATATAGCTTTACTATACTATATGTGCATTAGTTTGTCAATAAAATATGTGCAATATACATTTTAACTAATAAACGCATGGTTATATGTGCATTATTTTGTTAAATATTACATATTGTATATGTGCAATATATTTGTTATTATAATATCAACAAATAAATAAAGCCGGTGACACCTACCAAGCGAACACCGGCACCCAAAAAGAAAGGCACCCATATTATAACACGGGTGAAAAGGTAAAAGCAATATGTATAACTATTTAGAAGCTATGAAAAACGACATTACAGAGTACATCAACAACAACATCAATTTAGCAGATTATGCAGACCGTGACGAGCTGGAGAGCTACTTAAATGATGAGCTTTTTACAGAAGACAGCGTAACCGGAAACGCAAGCGGATCTTACACTTTCAGCAGAGCACAGGCGCAGGAATATGTTACCGACAACATCGACCTTTTAAAGGATGCTTGCGAAGAGTTCGGAACAGATGCCGCATCGGTTGGAGAATGGTTTTTATCTGAGGACTGGGAAAAAATGGACGTAACAATTAGATGTTATCTGTTAGGGCAGGCAATCGGCGAAGCCCTGGACGATATGGGGGACGAACTGGAAGAAGCTTTTGAAAGTGAGGAAGAATAAGAGCATGGAGAATTTTATATTACTAATTTGTGCAATGCTTGCCGGGTATGTGCTCCGGTACTATAGAGAATTAAGCAAGTAAGACAGGCTTACACCGGGGATCGTGCCCCCGGCTTTTTATACACATGGAGGTAAATATATTGAAAAAAAATAAAACAAATGACATAATTGGAAAACAGTTCGGACTTTTAACGGTAATATCTTACAATGGAATTAACCCAAACTATAAAAGAGCCGAAAAGGTCTATTTGTGTTCTTGCAAATGCGGAAACACTACGCTTGCAAACAGAAGCGCATTGATTAAAGGCGAAAAGAAAAGCTGCGGATGTTTGAGGGGAAAAAACAATTTTTTAAATTTAACAGGTCAAAAGTTCGGAAATTTAACAGTATTGGAAAGATTACCGAATAAAAATAAGCATATTGTTTATCGTTGTATATGTGAATGTGGAAATTATAGAGAAGTAGCATCTACAAGACTAAAAAGTGGTGAAATAACTTCTTGTGGTTGCTCAGGATATAAACTCGAGCACCATCATTTGTCAAATACAAGGCTTTGTAGAATATGGCGAAATATGAAAACTAGATGCTATAATAAAAATTCACCAAATTATAAATATTACGGAGAAAAGGGAGTTTTGATTTGTGACGAATGGCGGAATAGCTTTTCTGCTTTTTATGATTGGTCTATAAATAACGGTTATTCAGACAATCTTACTATTGACCGCATAAACCCATTTGGAAATTATGAACCGAATAATTGTAGGTGGGTAACTTATCAAGAGCAGGCTACAAATCAAAGAAGGCATTATAAAAATTAACCGCCGCAGAGGATGCCCGCCGGATCACTACCGGCGGCGGTTTTATGGGTGAAATTTACCCAAAAATAAAAAAAAGGAGGTTACCATAGGATGGAAGAAAAGAACATTGAAAGACTATACAAGCTGTTAGAGTGTGCGGAGCGAGAGAAAGACACGGAGACAGCCGCAGTTTTGCGATGGGCAATTTTTGAACTGGAAAACAGATAAAAGACGGCTTGCAACCGTCTTTTTGTCGTGTTCCGTTGGATCTGCTGCCGTCTGGCGGTCTATTTGTGTTACTCTTCCACCGGATCCGGTCAGATCCTGCGCCCAGATATATTGACGGCTTGCGCTGTTTTGGTGTACAATCAAATATTACAAGGGGGATTTTATCAAAATGCGAAAAGTGGGAATCGGTCATGTATACGACATTATGGAGAGCGTATCGGATGCCGGGGAACGGCTGGAAACCGTCATTCGGGTGGAGAGCGCCGCCGGTGGTATGTCTCCGGAATCTGCGGAGCTGCTGCGGTCTGCGTATGATTCTATGCTTTCGGCAGTCGGAGACCTTGCGAAAGCTGCGACACGGTGACCGGGTGACAGGTCCAAGACTTGCACCGCAAAAGTGCACAGGTGTTCCACACCTTGAATCGGTCTGAAAAAATCTGCGAAAAAGCTCTGAAAACGGATTTTTCAGCTTGAAAAGTGCTACCCCGGGGGGTATTTTGAAAAAGGCATTATAATTTTGTCGAAAATTTTTCTTTCAAAAACCTCTGAAAACGAGATTTTCGGTTGAAAATACAGACCTACGGGGGTATCAAAAGAAACACATTAAAATTTTTTCAATACTTCACATCTATTTATCGACAGAATATCACAAATGTGTTAAAATTTTATAAAATTCAAAATGAAAGGGGTAATTACTCTATGAAACAAAGTGGTTTAGGAATTGCTTCGATGATTTTAGGAATCATCAGTATTTTGACAGCTTGTATAGCTTTCGGAATTGTGCCGGGAATTATAGGTTCTGTTCTTGCTATCATTGCATTATGTCAGAAAGACAAGAAACACGGCACTGCTATCGCAGGACTGACTTGCTCTATTATCGGAATTATTATTTTTGCCATTATGGCATTGTTTGTAAATAGTGTATCCGATAGTAGCAAGGAATCTACTGGAACACAAGCATCAGTTTCTGCAACAACGGAAAGTTCTGCCGCAGTATCAGAAATCACACCGGAATCTAAAGTTGAAGAAGCGGAAGTACCTAGTGGTACTGTTATTTCTCCCGGTTACACATTCGATGCGGACGGCTTGCAAGTTACAATAAATGATTTTGACCTTGACTACACTGATTATGAGGATGAATACGGTTGGAACGCTCCTGCTGATGGAACAAAATACATTATGATTGATGTTTCCTATCAGAACAACAGTAAAGATGATAAGTATGTAAGCATCTACGATTTCCAGTGCTACGCAGACGATACAGATTGTGAACAAAATTACAGTGTTGTTGATAGTTCTTCGTTGAATGCAAATCTTTCAAGTGGCAGAAAAACATCTTACAAGATTGCATTTGTAGTTCCGCAGGATGCGCAGAGCATTGAACTGGAATATGAAACAAGCATTTGGACTGGAAACAAAGAAGTACTCAAATTACAATAGAATATAGGATTTTAAGGGCATCCGCAAGGGTGCTCTTATTTTTTTGTGTTGCGAATCTACGTTCGTCATGATATAATGTGTGTCAGTTAGGAAGTCTTGCACCATGTCCGGCGAGTGAAAGCTGATTAGACAGCCTAGATTGTAACCAAGACCCGGAATAAAGACAGACCAAAAAAAGATTGGAAGCTCGCTACTCCAACAGTAACAGGGGTAGTGGGCTTATTTTTATGCTCTTCTGCCCCATGACAATGTATTTGTTGGAGGTAGAAAATGTTAGTTGAAATCAAAACATTAAACAAAGAAGAAGTAACCGTTGTAACAAGCCTTGATGTTGCGGAAACGTTTGGAAAAGAGCATAAACGTGTTATGCAGGACATAAGAGAACTTGATTGTAGTGAAGAATTTAGAGAGCACAATTTCGTGCCTATCTCTTATACAGATAGTATTAACAGGAAAAAACCTATGTTTGTTATGACAAGAGACGGATTTACTCTTCTTGCTATGGGATACACTGGTGAAAAAGCAATGCAGTTCAAGGAAGCCTACATACGGCAGTTTAACGCTATGGAAAAGGCTCTTATCGGCAAAATACGGGAACGTGAAAAAGGAATTGGTGTCCGCAGGGTACTTACGGATAGTTTGCAGAGGACTTCCGAAAATGAACGGATGCACGGTCATGCATACTCTACCTACACCGATTTGATTTATAAATCAGTATTCGGAAAAACCGCAAAGCAATTACGGCTTGACCTTAATATTGGCAACAAAGAAAACATCCGGGATTATCTGACTGAGGAAGAACTACTGTTAGTTCAGAATGCAGAAATGCTTGTAAGTTCACTGGTTGGATACGGTTGGGGATACGGAGAAATTAAGGAATTTTTGGAAAATAAGTCGGTGAATAAACTGGTCGGATGATAGACTCCCTAGATTCAATCTAGTGCATTTTTATTTTTTGAAAAAATGCTTGACTTGTATCTCGAAACATTATATAATGTATCTCGAAACAAGGAGGTGATACCCATAGCACCTAAAAGCAGAGCCGATTACTTCAAAGAGCGAAGAAAGAAAACAAAAAATTTTAGTGTTGAAATCGAAAAGGAAAAGTTTGAGAAGTTAGAGGAAAAACTTTCCCAAAAAGGATTGACTAAAACGAAATGGTTTAACGAAAAAGTTGATGAAGAAATCGGAAACTAAAAAAGAAGGAGCAGCCATACCCGCAAAGTAACCGGCTGCTCCTTTACCCCAAAAGGATTATGTAAATTATAGCACTGCATCTTCCTTTTGGCAAATTATTTTTGATTAAATGGAGGAGCTGAAAATGAGAGAAGAACTTATCAAAAAAATTATCTGTAACCTTGAAAATACCAGCATTCATTTCCTCAAATGCATATTGGCATATACAAATATACTTTGTGATAGATAAAAAGAAAGGAAAAATAATATGGAAAATATTGTAAACGTTGAAGGAACAGAGTTAGATGTCAGAGAATACAATGGTCAGATGGTTGTTACTTTTGACGATATCGACCTTGTTCATAAAAGACCAAGTGGAACGGCTAGAAAAGCGTTTAATAGAAACAAAAAGCGCTTTATAAATGGCGTTGATTATATTGTTTTGGAAAAAGAAAATTCTAATGTCCACCGGGTGGACATTAGAAATATTGATATTCCAAACAGAGGTATTACTGTATTCACCGAAAGCGGATACCTTATGCTTGTAAAACCATTTAAGGATGATTTATCATGGAAAGTTCAGAGGAGCCTTGTCAATGCTTATTTTGCATTAAGAAATCAACATCCAGCACCTACTTCCACCACAGCAATCGAGGAAAAGCCGACATTAGAGTTTGAAACAGACTGGTTCTGCATCAACCGTGGCAAAATCAACTACATCTGCCGTTGCTACGACATTACATCAAAGGAATATATGCACCACTTACTTGAAGTTTTGGGAAGAACGTATAATTTTGATGAAGCAAAGAGAATTTACAGCGCAACGACCGGAAACTGGAAATGCAGAAATTCCGAAGTAATCACCTACTTCCCACAGCTTTCAGAACTTGCATCTAAAATTCTTCAGCAAGATGTTGATAACTGTGCAACAGAAGAGACCCCATAAAAAGGGGTCTCAGACTGTAGACAAAACGCTTTTGGTCAGCACTCCAGAAGCGTTTTTCTTGTTTTCGGTTCAAAAAGTATGTACTTGATCAATAATAAACACTTTTGGGTTCCCCTTTTTCCCTTCCTGGCTATCATCTTTGCCAGTTTTTTCAGATTCATGCAGGCAAACGTAAGCCCGACTTTCATTTCCATCCGGGCTTTTCCTATCATCTGTGTATAGCGGAATCCGTGGTTTTCTTTTGCTGTTCCGAAGAGGCGCTCTACGGTCTCTTTCCGTTGCGCATACACTTCCTTCATCCCAATCGTATGCCGGATATCCTCACACTTTTCCATGTACGGCTCCCAGATATGCCGGGTCACTACCTTCACATGATCCCTGCTTTCTGTGCACTGCTTCAGATATGGACATCCTTCACAGATCATTCCGCAGCTCTTGTATTCCCGGTATCCGGAACGGTTCGTCGTATGATAAGCCAGCACCTGATCATTCGGGCATACATAGCAGTCAAAATATTCATCATACACATACTCGGCTTTTTTGAAAAAACCATCTTGGGTCATGGGGCGTTTATACGGCAGAAGCGGTGTGATGCCATCATCCAGAAGTAACTTTGCTATCGCTGGTGTTTTGTATCCTGCATCGGCTACCAGTGTCTGAATGCCAATGTCTTTTATCTTATCATACAGGGATTTAAATGTCCGGCTGTCATGCTGGTTGCCGGGATTTACACTATAACCCAGAATCCATCCGTTTTTGTCACAGGCTGTCTGCACGGAATACGCAAAAACATTTTTATGCTCACCCTTTCGGAACCATCCGCTTTCCGGATCCGTTGTACTTTCCTTGACCGTTTTTTCTTCTTTTCCATCAGAGCTGCCACCACAGGAGGGGGGATCTTTGGGATCTTCCTTCTTTTCTTTCAGAGGCTTTTTACCATGCGCTTCCCGGTCTTCATTGATTTCCTTCTTTAACTGCTCTTCGAAGAACAGTGCTTCCTCATCTGCAATCCGTTTCCGCATCTTTTTGCTGTTTGCCCGTGCTTTTACATGGGTGGCATCCACGAAGACCTCGGAAGGATCAATCAGTCTGTATTTATAGCATTCCTGCAGGATACGGGAAAAGATCTGTTCAAAAAGATCAGTATCCTTAAAGCGTCTGGTATAATTCTTTCCAAACGTAGAGAAATGGGGAACCTTGTCCATCATTTCCAGACCGAGGAACCATCGGTATGCGACATTGACTTCGATTTCTTTTACTGTCTGGCGCATGCTTCGGATGCCGTACAGATACTGGATGAATGGAATTTTAATGAGCATGACCGGATCCATGCTGGGGCGGCCATTGTCTGCACTGTATTTATCGATCACAAGATCATAGATAAAACTCCAGTCGATTGCCTGGTCAATCAGGCGCAGCAGATGATCCTGCGGAACAAGGTCATCCATGCAGAACATCTGAATCTGTTCTCTTTTCTTATCTGCATTCTGTGTCATCATAGGAAACACCGCCTTTATTTTGATACTTTCATTATACCAAAAAAGTAGTGAAAAGTCCCGTAAATACGGCATTTTCACTACTTCTTATATGCTTGTAAGTACATAATTTTTGCAGTCATGACACAAGAAAAGCTCCCTCACAGGAAGGAGCTTTGTCTACAGTCTGA